GTCAAGAGCCAATAGCTTGTCAGCTATGGTTGTTCCCTCAACTGGTAATCATTCTACTCGAACTGATGGGGCTTGTCAATCCCACTCTATCCTTGTTACTGCATGGCACCCTTGCCGACTGTTTTCAATTCTACTCTGAACGGTGAGGCTTGTCAATCTCACTCTATCCATGTTGTTGTTTCGTCCTTGCCTTTCGACTGATTTCAAGTCTACGCTGAATGGCAGAGAATGTCAATAGTGCAGTGCTATATATAAGGAGTCGTGGGCTCTGGGTATATAAACCCCAAACCCTTTAGGTTACCATAGTTCCCACAGTACTGTCAAATCCCATGTCGAATCGCTATTAGATACCGGATTCTACCAGATTCAAGGGGGGCTGGTTAGGATGTGGGTACCTTGGGACTATGGGTACTATATGATCCATCCCACAGTCTCTCTAGTTATTAATGGTAGAAGAGTTTCCACTAGTTCCCACAGTCCCTCTAGTTTAAAATAGTAGATGAAGTTCCAGGAGAACCAATAGTTCCCTCAGTCCCACGGCAACACTTATCCTAGGCAGAGGGAAAGAGATCTAACATCACTAACAAAATTAATAAACCATATAGTACTATTAGTACCATAAGAACAAATGTTCTCTTTTTGGGGCCAATGGAATTATTGATAAATAAAATAATAAAAATAAAATACATAAATTATAAAGGAATTAAAGTTATCAATCTTCCTGCCGATATGGGGGGATATAGGGGGGTTAGGGAACTAGTAGTACTATAAGTTCTCTTAGATCCTAAGGGAATAATGAACTTATTATTATTTAATTAAATATTTAATAAACAATATAAATTTATAATGATTCTAATGATCCTAATAGATCTATTAGTACTAATAGGAGAAACCAATGCCTTCATCTCCAGGATATAAAAGAGATTACAAACAAGAATATGCTAACTACCAAGGAACTCCTTCCCAAAAGAAAAAGAGAGCCAGTAGAGGAAGAGCTAGATACTCCCTCCAAAAGAAAGGGAGAGTAAGAGTAGGGGATGGATTGGATGTAGATCATAAAGATACCAATGCCAATAACAACTCCCCTAAGAACCTAAGGGTTCAATCAGCCTCAGCCAATAGATCCTATAAACGAAATAAGAACGCAGGAAAAGCATGAAGAAACTAGCTACCATCCTTCTATTATCTACACTCTCCTCCTTTGCCAATGAATAAATTAATATTAGTACTTATGCTTTGTACGGCCTTTTCAGTGCAAGCAAAATTCACCATCCAAACTTACAACCATACTGGAACAAACCCTGAACTTAAGGCTATCTTCGACCCAGTAAACTACGCTAGTGCAATTATATCTGTAAAGGATTCTAAAGGAAATGAATACATCAATGGGCCTATACAAGTCCTTGGAAACGAAATGTACAATGACCATGGGCGCGAATATCAAACCGCTGTAAGCTATAATGGGTTAGGTGAATGCCTTAACCCTACGGAAGCAGGGTCTCAGAACGTACCAAAAGGTAAGCAAGTAACTTCAAAACTCTGGCACAGTACACTTGTGCGTCTTGCACCAAAAGTTAAGTCCTCTATTTATAATCAAGTACATACATCATCACAAATGGGGTACTGGTTAAATCCAAAGGCTCAGTATCCTTCTGGATGTGGTGGAACTACTAGGTATTCAGCAGTTAACACCGAACTAAGAAGCCAAACTTTCTTAGATAAAATAACCACCATTGAAGATAATGTAATATATCAACATATTACTTTTACACCTAATGAGGACTATGAGAGTGCAACATTCGAAGCAGCGACTATCTACGCTCACTGGCATCTACATACTCCACATGTCTTTGACCCTGTAACTAATAAAGAATATGAAGCCCCGAAGAGTTCTGGAGAACAAAAGTACCCTCCAATTCTATGTTCGTTTGACTCTAAGCGATGTGTAGGCTTATATTCCCCAGATCTTCCTGAGCTATATGGCCCAGACCTAGTAGGTTATGGAGTATTTATTGGAGATGGTTTAGACTCTGACTTCTACAACAAGATTAATTGTGTCTTTCGTGTAAAGAATCCAGGTAGAAATCCTAGAAGTTTTGATTGCCACGGGATATTTGGTACTCTACCACAAGTAAAAGCAACTATGATTAAACTTTCTAAAAAGAAAGGGAACAATGAATAAACAACTACACCTCTCCCTCCCTCATATTAGATACTGGACTTTAATCCCTTGGATACATACAGGCTATAATGGATGGGAGTTTACATGGGGGCCTATAGACATGGCCTTCGCTGACTTTGATATGGACGATGAAGATGAGTAATAAAGAAGAGGAAGAAGGTAAAACAGTCTCTATTAGAACCCCTAGGCTAGAGCCACTGGATAGATTGTATGTAAGAGCATACCTCTCTTCTCTCTCTCACATAGAGGCCCATAGGACAGTAGCTCCCAATCTTAAACAGCATCATTCTGACAACCCCTTCTCTCGTAAAGAATCTGTACAATTTCACATCTCCTCTGCTTTACAAGATAAAGCAGATTCCCTTATGATCTCTCCTGAGTTAATCATAGAGAAACTATGGAAAGAGGGGACTAGAGAAGGATCTGGATCCAATCATGCTGCCCGAATACAAGCACTAACACAACTAGGTAAACACTTTGGTCTCTTTCAAGAGAAGAGGGAAGATAATAATCAAGTGTTTAACATTGTTAATTATAACTCTCCCTCTCTCCCACAATTAGATGAGAAGATTCTAATAGATCCTGAGGAGGCCCAGGGAACTTTGGAAGGTATAGTAATAACTACATATGAGAACGACGAGTGAATTATTAAGTGAGATTGAGAGGCTGGAAGCTTCACTGATAAGGCATAAACAAATGCTAGAAGTATATAGGAGAGAAAGGGAATACTTTCTGCTAATACTAAACGAGTACTCTGATAAACTAAAGAGTGAATGGTTTACAAAATAATTAAAGGATATTTATGGCAGCTATAACTTCAGCAACCTCTGGGTTATCTACAGCTACAACTACATGGGTTGGTGGGGTTGTCCCAGTACAAGGGGATAAGGTTACCATTGCCTTAGGACATACAGTTACTCTCTCCTCTACTCATACCTGGGGAGATGATACAATCACAGGTATCACTGTAAATGGTATACTCAAAGCAAGTAGAACTGTCAATAGTTCCCTTACTTGTTATGGCGAGTTAGTAATTTCAGCAGGTGGTGAATTCGATTTCGGAAAGACTACTGCAGGTTCTGGAGTAAATGATCAGATACCTCTAGGTATTACTGCTACCCTTATCCTCAATCAATCACTAACAATGGCTATCTGTAAGTACGGGATCACTACCTTCGCCACCTCAAAGTTCTTTGTTGCAGGCGCTACTCGGGTTCCAGTAGCTCGTTTAACAGCAGCTGTTGCCATTAGTGCTACCTCCATACAAGTCGATCAAGTGGTTGGGTGGAATGTTGGTGATACCCTATACATCACAGCTACCAGTTCAGCTAGCTATGTCCCCTCTGTTGTAACCATCAACGGGGCTATCACTGGTTCAGCCGGCGCTTATATCGTGCCAGTTACAGCAGTGCCCAAAGCTCACCTAGCCGGAGGGGGTGTGGGTAACGGCACAAGCAATGTTACGTTCACTAGCTTTAGTGCTTCATTCCCTGGGTATCAATGGCATATTTGTAATACCACTACTCCACTTTTACAACATGACTATAGCTACGCTGTATTCAAAAACATTGGTCAGACGGCTAATGCTACATCCCAAAAGAATTCAACGTTCGGACTTAATTGTTCAAACTCAATAGTCTATGGCGTCAGCCCGGTTAATATCAAAGGTATGACATTTGATAATTTTGGAAATACATTAGGGACTGGTTTACAAACTTTTTCTTTCAGACCCAGAGCTATATTGACAGACTGTTTTACAGTCGCAAGCGCTAACCAAACCTGTTCATATTTTGGTGGTGGGGTGACCGCAGATTTTGTAAATTGTGGGTTCACTTATGGTAGTGCTAACGTTTCGTCTAACTCACAAGGTGGCCAGGCCTGTAGGTGGATTGGGGGCTGGTTTATTGGAGTAAACAGTACGTCACTCAGTAATAGTGTGTCTATTTCACCCTATTATTACCGTGTAACTATCGGTAATTCAGCACGACTAGCTAATATGGGTGCAGTACCTGGTTGTATATTTGAAGAATGTGATCTTGGGGTGACTATACCGTTTGTTCAATCCTATCTACTCTCAGGGGGGCTTGAAGCAAGTTTTAATGTCACTTTCAAGAATTGTCAGATGCCACCGGCAATGAAGGCATTCGACATAGCAGTACTTGCCTCAAAAATACAAGAATCCAGTAATGGTAGTGAAGTCAATGTGATTAATAGAAATGCCGATCCTCTAGTCCAAGAAAAGTGGATAAAGACGGGTGTGATCTACAGGGATAATGCACAGTTATTTTCAAACAGCAGGTCATCAATCCGATTCGAGCCTATTGTAGCTAATACACCTCACGCATATTCCTATTATGTGGCTGCCTCAGCAGGTGTACCCTCGGCCTTCAGGTTTGGTTTAAGGTATGACACCACCTATGGTGTAACTAACCCACCAACAGTAACCGTTTCTGGTTTGGGTATCACGCCCCAGGTATTCACAGCTGGAGGATCAGTTAATACTGATTATTATCAGTCCCTGTTTGTCACCCCGGTAACATCAGGTGAATTAACGATTACCGTGTCTGGACAATCACCGTCTGTCCTTGGTAAATTCTGGGTTAGTGGCTTCTTTGTCGCACCTTATGTTGATTGGATATATCAATACGGTTACAAATACAATCCGTCATCTACCATTCAAACAATTGATACTGTAGTTCAATTATCAGAATCAGCTGCTGGTGCTCTATCAGGTATCAGTTATTCTGCAGGAACACTGAGTATAAGTGGCGCTCTCTTTATTAGAGAGGTATATGATTGGTTGAAGTGGTATGAAACTCAAAATAGAATAGAGCCAATAATCACAGGTACAGATGGTATCAATTTTATTTTATCATCTAACTTAACAATAACAGGTAGTTTAACAGGCTCTGGTAGTTTAACGGTAAACACCTTAACTATAAGTGGCTCTTCATCTCTCCCAATCACCCATTCCGCTGGTATCTACCAGCTCATTAAGATTAGTAATATCATCCCTAATTCCAGGGTTCAAGTAGTTAATACTACTTCCAATGCTGAGTTATATAATGATATTGTCCTTTCTTCCACTCTCTCCCTAACAAGCAATTGGTCTACAGATTATGCTGTTAGAGTAAGGGCTACGCACTACTCTCCTCTTTTAAGCCATTTACCTTACCAATCTACAGGTACTTTTACTTCCTCTGGCTTTAGCACTCAATTAAACCAGGAACTAGACACTACCTATAATACTAATGCTATAGATGGAGCTACTTGTACAGAATTCACTGCTAATTTCACTAATGTTCTAGTAGATGTAACAGATCCAGATGGTATTACTAGTATTCAGAGGCTATATGCCTTCTATGTATATGCTACCAATCTCCCCTCTGGCATCTCTGGGTACTATGGGGCTGTTGTTGCTGAAGATTTATTTAACTATAGGATAAATGCTGATGTTGTTAATCTTAAGATAAAGAATTTAAGCACTCAACCAGTTATTATAGAAGGGGCTAGGTTATATAGATCTGATAATTTATCTGTATTTATAGCTGGTAACGGGCCAATACAGCTAGAACCCAGCAAAGCTTATCTAGCAGCTTCTTCCCAGCTAAATGAGATCCATGGGAGATTAGGGTTGAGTAAAGGTATAGCAATGGTCACCTCTCCAACACAAATATCCTTTGGTTCTACTGTAATACAGATGGAAGAGATAAATAATTCAGTAATTTCTACGAGGTTATAATGCCAGCTTCATTAAATGTAGTAACTCTAGGCCTATTGTCTGTAACTAAATCAATGGCTACTATAGGCTTACTAAATGACATGATGAATAGATTAGATAATAAGTATAGGGTTAGGTTATTAGCTACTTGCCCTACTTCACCACCGATTGGAGTAGATAATAAGAGTAAATCCTTAATTGTAATAGATAATGGAGCTACAGTTTGCACTAGCTCTGCCGATATACACAACATTCAGATAAACTAAAATAGGAAATAAAATGGCAGTATACAATAAAATAGCTGGAGCAATTGAACTTTTAGTTGAGAGTTTAAATGCTGGCACAGATCAATGGGCATTTACTCTTACCAATACAGCTCCATCAGGAACAGCATTTGTTGCTGGAACCTCTGATCTTGTTACAGGTGGTGGTTATACTCAAGGTGGGGCTAACGTAGCTACAATTACATCAGCAGAAGCTACTGGAACATACAAATTAGTTTTGGCAGCCCCTGCTACATGGACTGCATCAGGTGCAGGCTTTACATTTCGATATGTAGCCCTAGTAAATAAGACTGGAAACATTCAAGTGGGATATTGGGATAATGGTTCATCTATTGTAATGAATGGAACTAATGCTGATACCTTCGTCTTCACTCCAGACGCTGTAAATGGCGTGTTGTCTATTGCATAATCATGAGTATATATACAGAAATAACAACAGGCCCATTGGCCGTAGAACTTGGGCCATCTGTAATTAATCACGACTTCTCTACAATAGCTAACGCTTTAAATCGTAAGGATATAGAGGTGTATGGTAAACTTACTGTACATGATGTAAAACAATACATCTCCTTATTAGGATTAAGGCTACCAATGCTAGATAGCACAACTCTATCATGCCGTGAGTTTAACATGGCTCTAGCAGATTTTACTGAGAGTGGATTTGATCTGAGTAATCCAATCATTCTCGGTAAAATAACAGCTACATTAGATGCAGTGGTAGCCGAGCCTCTTATTCCTGATTTTACTGAAACTAATAAATTAACTATATTGTCATTTGGTAAGAAGATGATCAGCCGCGCTGAACAGCTTGGGTTAGCTATTAATGAGAATGATATATCTAACGCAATACATGAGGTATTATAATGGCAGGCCCAATTTACGGAACAGAGACTACAGTAACAACTACATCCCTAGACTCTCTAGCTAACAGTGCTACGGCTGGGTGGGGGAGCGGATACATTGATAATACAACTAATAAATTTATTGATGTCTATGTAAACTTTCTAATAACAATAGCCAACACAGTCCCAGCTAATAATAAATGTATTAGCATCTTTGCCTTTGGTGGGAATAACATCACAGACCTAGGGACAACAGGGGCAACAACAGGCGGAGCTGCTGGAACTGTTGGGGCCTTAACATTCCCTGATATCTCTACATTACCAAATAACTTAAAGCTTGTTGGTTCAATTCAATACCCTGCTAACTTCGCTAGTAACACACAAGAAGCTATATTTAGCATTGCTCAAGCTTTCGGAGGTGTGTTGCCTTCATACTGGGGTATTGCTCTAGTTAATTACTCAGGGGCTGCACTATCAACTGGTAATGTAATTAAGTACCAGGGTTATACTTTAGGTTAACCTATGGCTGATATTCTTAGGTTAACCAAAAAGGTAAGCACTACTCAGCCGCAAAGCAACACAGGTATAGACCTAAGTAACCCCCTGTCTAAAGGCCTATCTCACTTCTGGGGCCTTAATCAGTCTGGTAATAACTCAATAACTGATTCCGTCTCTGGGTTGAACGGTAAATTTGGGGTTGGCATACCTTCTACGGTAAGCGGAAATAAATGGCTGGTTACTTCATCGGGGTATGCAGTTAACTTTAATTCAGTTGGTACTGGTACTGCGTCATCTATAAATCTTAATCTAGGAGATGCCACAGGCACGGGAGCGCCGAAAACAAGTGGTAGTTTTACGCTCTTTGCGAGGGTTAATTTTGCCAGCTTATCTAATCAATCAATCTATTCATCTGCAACTGGGTCTGGTTCCATTCAGCTCAGAATTGACGCCGCAGGCGCAATAGGACTTCTTAAGTCAGGTGTTGCAGGTGTTGCATCGGCTGCTGGTGCCGTTACAGCTGGTCAGTTTTATAATATTGCAGTTACCTATAATGGTGCAACGGTCTCATTTTACGTTAATGGTGTTTCTATTGGCCAATTCGCTTTCGTTCAAACGTTTACGCTAAATAGGCAGTATGCGCTTGGTGCTCATTACGCTACTGAAATAATGGCAAACGGAGGTATGATTCAGGTTTTTGGGTTTTACGACAGAGTACTGACTAATGCAGAGGCTGTTCGATTAACGCAAAACTTCTGGCAGCTCTTAAAAAGCCCATCTATACCGCAATTCCTAACCTTATCTAGTGGAGTAGTTAACTACACTCTATCAGGTACCGCTGGATCTTATAGTCTAACAGGCAATGCAGCAACCTTTAAGGTTAATAGATTATTAAATGGTGCCGTTGGTTCACTTGCCTTTTCAGGCAAGACATCAGCCTTTAGAAGTAATCACACTCTCTTAGGGGTGATTGGAAGTTACAGTTTAACTGGAAGTGCAGGTACATTAACATATACCTCCAATGCAGTTACTAATCACTACACTCTTTTAGGTGCTATTGGTTCTTATTCTCTAACAGGTAATACATCAACCTTTAGAAGTAATAGAGTACTAAGTGGGGCTATAGGCTCTCACTCTTTAACAGGTAGAACATCAACCTTTAAGACTAATAGATTATTAAACAGCACATCTGGATCTTATAGTTATTTAGGGACTTCGGGTACATTAACTTACACATCCAATGCAGTTACTAATCACTATACCCTATTAGGTGCTTTAGGTGTTTATACCTTATTAGGTAATACAGCAACTTTAGTTAAAAGATACACCCTCTCTGGGGTTAAAGGCACTTACACCAGCACAGGCCTATCTGGATTATTTAAAAATACCCATAGCCTTCAAGGTTCTATTGGATTATATGGTTATACAGGTAATCAAGCTGCTCTAACTAAAAGTAGAGTTCTATTTGGATCTAAAGGGGTCTACGCTTATACAACTTACCCTGCAACCTCTAAAAGACTTTATAGCTTACAGGGATCTATAGGTTATTATAGCTACCTCGGTAATATTGCTCTATACGGAACTAGCGTTATAGCCCCTATATCTTTATCAATAAGAGTATTAGCTATGGATGGAAATAGGACGATATCTATAGGTGGTAGTAAGGTAGTAACTACTAATAGTGTTGGGGCTGCCAATGGATAATATAAAACTTACTAATAACATACAAGGCTAAAAATGTCAATTATTTACTCAGATGACTCTGGTCAGGTTATATGGCCTGACGCGGATTTGCATGACCCTTCTTCAAAGAAGTACTACTATATAGATTATAGGCCACCTACTAGAGTTTCAAGTAAGGAGTATATAAAAGGCTTAGATGTCATTGTCCCTACCACAGCTAATGGATGCATGTATGAGTGTATCTCAGGTGGTATCTCTGCATCAGTAGAACCAGTATTTGATACTACAGAAGGTAAGACTACAGATGATGGGACTGTAAGGTGGAAGTGTCTACCAGCAACTACTCGCCTATTAACTGGGGATGCTATAACAACTTCTACATGGACATCAACTGTTGGTGTTACTACTGAATTACCAGTAATATTAGATACTAAGACTACTGGAATAAAGGTAACATTAGTGGATCCATTATTAAAGAAGTTCACCCTAACAAATACCATAACTATCTTAAGATCCTCTGGTAGAATAGAGGAACGTATAAAGAGTTTAGTTGTAACAGTTGGCACTTTATAATCAGGACTGACTATGATGCCGAATCAAGAGGAATTTAAAGATTTAGAAATTAATAACGTTAAATTAAACGTCCGTGTTGAAGCTATATCTCAACGGTTAGATGAAGTGCTAGATGAAGTAAAAGAAATAAAGACGTGGTTTAAAACATGGGGTACTGCTGCATTCTTCCTAGCTGTCTTAGGAGATAAAGCTATCCCTCTCTTAACTAAAATATTTGGGTAACAATATGTTCGATATACCATCAGCTATAGAAGCAGGCTCTAACCTTATCTCTAAGATATTAGATAAAGTAGCTCCTGATGCAGATTTAGCAGAACGAAATAGAATGACATTAGCCTTAACTGAAATGCAGAATGAATATAATTCTGTACTAGCTCAGGTTAATGTTAATAACACAGAAGCCTCTTCATCCTCTGTATTTGTAGCAGGATGGAGGCCATTCATAGGCTGGGTAGGCGGCTCAGGTTTAGCTTATCAAGTAGTACTAATGCCAGTGGTTAATGGTATGCTCTTAGTATTCGGGTATCCAGCAGTATTCCCAGGGATTGATATTAATCTATTACAGACGTTAATAGGTGGTATGTTAGGGTTAGGTATTGCCCGTAGTTGGGATAAGTCTAATGGGGCTGAAACTAAGAGAGTAGGTAAGTAATACATGTCTGTAATCACAATACCATATCAATTTACTCCAAGAACATATCAAAAGGAGCTTCTAGCTGCTCGTGATAATGGCTATAAAAGAATAATAGCTATTTATCACCGCAGGGCTGGAAAAGATAAAACAATGTTTAATTTAATGGTTAGGGAGTCCGTTAAAAGGGTAGGTGTATATTACTATTTCTTTCCTGAGTACGCTCAAGGACGAAGGGTAATATGGGATGGTATTGATGGTTCAGGTTTTAAGTTCTTAGATCACATCCCTCCCTCCTTAGTACAATCTAAGAATAGTACTGACATGAAGATCCACTTAACCACTGGGTCTGTAATACAAGTAATGGGTACTGACAAATTCGATAAGGTTCGTGGAGCTAACCCAGTAGGGTGTGTATTCTCTGAGTTTGCCTTCCAGAACCCTAAAGCATGGAACATTATTAGACCTATTCTAGCAGAGAATAATGGATGGGCCGCATTCAACTCCTCTACCAATGGCAAGAATCATTTCTATGATTTAACCCAAATGGCCGAGAAGAATATCAATTGGTTCGTACAGAACCTAGATGTTACTCAAACCTTAGATGAGAATGGTAACAGATATGTATCCGATGAGGTTATACAAGAAGAGCGTGAATCTGGTATGTCCGAGGAGTTAATACAGCAAGAGTTCTATAACTCATGGACTGCTAACTCAGAAGGGTTCTATTACCTTACAATCATAGAAGATATAGAAAAGAATGGACAAATCTGTAAGTTACCTTTAGACTCTTCAGCACCAGTAGAAACTTGGTGGGATATAGGGGCAGGTGACTATACCTGTATATGGTTCACTCAGACTATGGGTAAATCGGTACATGTTATTGACTATTACACCTCTAATAATAAAGGTTTAGATCATTATGCTAAAGTTCTACAATCTAAGAACTATGTATATAAATCTCATAACTTTCCTCATGATATAGTTAATATAGAGTTTGGTTCTGGTCGCACTAGATACGAAATGGCTGAAGAATTATTTAAAGGGACTAGACTAAACATTATCTCTAAGCTTTCTAAAGAAGAAGGCAGAAATGCCGTTAGAGTCATATTACCACAGTGTTACTTCGATAAAGTGAAGTGTGCTGCTGGTTTAGATGGCTTAAAGAACTATAGGAAGGAGTGGGATGATAAGCACCAAATATATAAGGATAATGATGTTCATGACTGGGCTTCAGATCCTGCAGATGCTTTTAGATACTTGGCAATAGGTATTACCCTCCCCAAATCTAAATCATTTAGAAATGACTATATGAAAGCGACTACCAAAAGAATTTCCACTAAGAATTGGCGAACAGCTTAAGGAATAAAATGGCAACAAATATATTAAAAGATACTCAACTAGCTAACAATCAGTGGAAGAGGTATCTAACAGCCCTGTATAGAGGCCATCACATTTATCAATCCCAAGCTCGTTTATGTGAGGATTTCTATTTAGGCGGTGGACGACAATGGACTGCTGAAGACAAGAAGTCACTAGAGGATGCTGGTAGACCTTACTTAGAAGAGAATATTATTTTCTCTACAGTTAATACTGTAATAGGCTACCAAACCCAAAGCCGGATGGATATCGCTTATAAGCCTAGGGAAGTGGATGATCAGAATATCTCAGACATACTCTCTAAGATCTCTATGTACCTAACAGATCAAAGTAAGTTCCCATGGAAAGAGAGTCAAGTATTCTCAGATGGTTTAATACAACAACGTGGTTACTTTGACATTAAGATGGATTTTAATGATAACGTATATGGAGATGTAAGTATAGATGTATTGGATCCATTAGATGTAATACCAGACCCTGATTCTAAAAGTTATGATCCAGATGATTGGGCTGATGTTATTACCCTCTCTTGGATGTCCTTTGATGATATTAAAGAAACATATGGCCTAGCCAAATGGAGAGCTATAGAGAATGCAGTATCTAATGAACCTGACTTTGGTAGGGGTACATTTGAAGAAGAGCGTAATAAGTTTGGTTCTGTAAACAACTACTCTGCCTTCTACACAGATACTACAGATGTCCCTCATGCCCGTCTAATCAATAGACAATACTGGAAACTACATAATAGAGAGTTCTACTTTGACCCTAGTACTGGTGATTTATTCCCTGTACCAGAAGGCACTAAACCTGCTGAGAAGAAGAAGTATGCCAAGGGTAATGGATATGAAATAATTAAGAAAACTGCTAAAAGAGTTAGATGGACAGTATCTACTAGAGATGTTGTTCTATTTGATGAATGGAGTCCTTATGATCATTTTACTGTAGTTCCTTACTTTCCTTACTTTAGGCGCGGTGTAACTGTAGGTTTAGTAGATAATCTTATTAAGACCCAAGAGATGTTAAATAAGGTTTACTCTCAAATACTACACGTAGTGAACACTACTGCTAACTCAGGTTGGATGATAGAGGAAAATACTCTAGTCAATATGGATACAGAGGATCTAGAGCAAGTAGGTTCTCAAACTGGATTAGTATTAGAGTATAAGCAAGGGAGAACAGCCCCACAGAAGATTGAGCCAAACCAAGTGCCAACGGGCCTTAAAGATCTAGTAACCTCAGGTGTAGATCTTATCAGGCTAATAAGTGGTGTGTCTGAAACCTTTCAAGGAGGTAAGGGCCCAGAGGTGAGTGGTACAGCTATTCAATCAAGAGTACATCAATCAGCTATACAACTCGCAGCTCCTATTGATAATTTGTTTAGGACTCGTAATATGATAGCTGATAGATTATTGAAGTTGATACAAGGTTTTTATACTCAAGAAAGAACCTTTATTATTACTGGCCCAGAGAAAGATGGTAAACAAGAGAATGTTCCTGTTACAATAAATCAAGATGATGGTACATCTATCATTAACGATGTAACAGTGGGTAAGTATGATGTAGTTATCTCTGATGTTCCTACTCAAATCACTTTCCAAAATGCTCAGTTCTCTCAAGCTATTGAAATGCGTAAGTTTGGTGTTCAGATACCAGATGCTGAAATGATTAAGATGAGTACTCTCTCTCGTAAGAACGAGATCGCTCAACAACTTGAAGGTGGCCCTAGTGACGAAGAGAAGCAACAGATGCAGCTTCAATTAGAAACTATGAAAAAGACTATTGAAGAGTTGGAAGCTAAGGCTAAGGCTAAAGAAGGCGAGACTCTTAAACAAGTGGCAGATGTAGCTGTAATGATCTCTGAGAACCCTAAATTAGCATTGATTATAGACGCGCTACAGTCTCATTTAACTAAAGATGAAGAAGAGCAAGGCGAACCTCAGGAAATGCCTGAAACAGCCCCTAAAGTTTCTACAATGCCTGTCGATAATACGAGTACTCCGAGGCAACTAGGAAACATTAATGAACTTCAATGATGCATTTAAATTATTAATAGGGAATGAGGGTAAGCTCTCCATGGATCGGAGAGACAGAGGCAACTGGACATCAGGTAAAATAGGAGTAGGTGAACTGAAAGGAAGTATGTTTGGTATCTCTTCTATGTCTTATCCTGATGAGGATATACAGAACCTTAGCCTTGACAGGGCGAAAGAGATATATCTAAGGGATTATTGGAATAAACTTAGGATAAATGAATTACCTTCCTCGATCAGTTTTGATCTATTTGATACTGCTGTAAATAGTGGTGTGACTAGATCTATTAAGATCCTTCAGACTTCTGTTGGATCAGAACCTGATGGTATCATAGGAAAGAATACACTCAAGGCTGCTAGCTCTATAGACCCTGTATTACTTAAACAGTACTATAACGCTAATAGGCTCCTATTCTTTACTGAGATACCAGCATGGGAATCACAAGGTAAAGGGTGGGCTAGAAGAATAGCTCATAATCTTTTATTAAAGTAAACTTTGAAATGCACCACCTAGGCATATTAGGTGATCTCGTACTAAAACGATAAAATAGAAACTAAGGAAACAAATGGCTAAGTATACAGAAGAAGATCAAGAAGACGAAACATTGGATAGAGGGGATGACTTTTTAGAAGACGAGGAAGATGAGGATCTTGAAGAAATAGAAGAAGATCAGGAAGACGAAGAAGTAGATGAGGAAGAACAGGAAGAAGAAGAAGATGAAGTAGAGGAAGAAGAAGTACCGACTAAGAAAGAAGCTCGTATCCCTAAGTCTCGTTTTGATGAAGTAATTCAACAAAGAGAAGATGCTAAGGAACGAAACCTATGGTTAGAAGCTCAATTAGAAAAGCTTATCTCACTCTCCAACGCTCCAACAGCAGCTACTCCTGCAGCACCACAAGCTCCTACTTATGACTTCACTGCCGCTGAAGAGCAATATGTATCTCTAATCATTGAAGGTGAAATAGCTAAGGCATCAGCCCTACGGAACCAGATTGACAAAGAGAGAAAGAATGAGTTAATGGGTTTAATCAATACAATTAAATCTACTGCCTCCACTGAAGCCAAAGCTGAATCTACTGCTGCTATTGAAGCAGAAAGGTTTAATAATTACATTGCAACTGTTGAATCAACTTATAGTTTCTTAGATACAAACTCTAAAGATTATAATGAAGAAGCCGTTGATACTGTTAATGCTTTACTGGCTGGGTATGTTGCCTCAGGTAAAACAAAGACTGAAGGATTAAAGTTAGCTATTAGTAAGGTAGTCCCTTTGTATAAGGGTGTAGAGAAAGAGATAAAGGTATCTCTAGGTGGTAAGAGGAAAGTAGAGGCTGGTAAGAAGGCCGCTAAAGCTGCTAGTTCCCAACCAACTAAAGTAAAATCTGCATCTACTAAATCAGCTGATTCAGAGACTGTTGACATCTCTAAGATGAGTGAAAGGGATTTTAATAAGTTAACAAAGAAAGAATTAAGTATTCTGAGAGGGGATTAACCCCTTACGCGTATGTGTGGTAATTCGCTATATAAGTAGCCACACACAAATTACGAGAGTATTGTAGATAAGGCGTGTTCTACATCGGACTGTAAATCCGATCCCTCAGGGTAAACATTCTTGGTTCGACTCCAAGTGCTCCCACCAAATACGGCTACTAACACTAGTCATATATTCGTGTTACCTTCACGATAAAAGGTCGGCAAGGACTCCGAAATGTCTAACATGAGTATCAATTTAATTTTAATTTAATAGGAAATATTTAGAAATGGCATTAACTAACTTTGCTGCCTTAACAGCAGATCAAAAACTAGTCTGGTCAAAAGATCTGTGGAAAGCAGCTCGTGACTTGACTTTCATTAATAAATTCGTAGGCTCAAGCGATTCTGTTGTACAACGTATCACTGAGTTAACTAAAACAGAAAAAGGCGAACAGGTTATCATGCACCTGTTAGCTGACTTGGTTGAAGATGGTGTCGTTGGTGATAACGAACGCGAAAACAACGAAGAAGAAATGAAGACTTACAACACCAAGATTACCATTGACTTGATCTCTCACGGTCTACGTCAAAAAGGTAAATTGGCAGAACAAAAGACTGTTGTTTCCTTCCGTGAAAATGCTAAAGAAAGATTGTCTTTCTGGTTAGCAAACCGTATGGATCAACTGGCTTTCTTAACTTTGTCAGGTGTGTCTTACGCTTTCAACAACGATGGTTCTCCTCGTACCTCTGGTGCATTCGCTTCATTGGCATTCGCCTCTAGCGTAACTGCTCCTTCTACTAAAAGATGGAGACGTTGGGATGGTGCTAATGGCGCATTGATTGCAGGCAGCCCTTCTACTATGTTAGCTACTGATACTCTTACCTACAAAGCTATTGTTGATATCGTAGTTTATGCTAAAACCCATTACATCAAACCTTTGAATGCTGGTGGTAAAGAGTACTATGTTTGCTTCATTCGTCCAGAAGGTTTAGCTCAACTTAAGAAAGATCAAGATTACCAAAGAGCTGTTGTGACTGGTGCTGATCGTGGAAAGACTAACCCTTTCTTCGAAGGCGGAATCTTGACTGTTGATGGTTTAGTGTTCCATGAACATCGTTTAGTTTATAATACTAAAGGCGCTGCTTCTGGCTCTAAATGGGGAGCTCTTGGTACTATTGATGGTGCTCGTGCTTTAGTCTGTGGCTCACAAGCCTTAGGCTTCGCTGACTTAGGTGCTCCTGAGTGGTCAGAAAAATGGTTCAACTATGATTCTTCTCCTGGTATTAACATTGATAAAATGTTCGGTTTCTTGAAACCAGTATTCTACTCTATCTATGATAAGAGCACAGAAGACTTCGGTGTATTAGCAATCGACCACGCTATCTAAATCTAACAACACCCCCTACGCCTCTCTATGAAGCGCACCACTGGGGGTTACTTACCTAAGAGGGTATCATGGCTACTAAACCAACTAAACCAAGCAAAATGCCTTTTCCTGTCAAGAAAGCTCCGGCTAAAGGCAAGAAAGGCTGCTAATCAACATATCAATAGGAAATATATAAATGGCAATTAAGAAAAACCCAGGCCGTCAAACAGTTATTACTGTTATTCAGCCTTTAAACTTTGACTCAACTGCGAACAAAGGTGAAGTCGATGCTATCGGCACTTTCAACGCAATTGATTTACCTTCTAACGCAATCGTTGTTGGTGGTTATTTAAACGTAAAAACTGGTACAACTGTAGGTGTTACTGTTGCTCTGGGTGACGTAGGTTCAGCTGCTCGTTACTTAGCTGCTACCTCTGCAGTTACTGTAGCTAAAACTGCTTTGTTAACTCCTGGATATCAGCATACTACCCCAACTACTTTGTTTATCACTGTGGCTGGCGCTACTCCAGTTATTGCTGCTGCTTCTGAAATCGTATTACAATACGTTGTAAGTGGCCGAGCAGAGTTCTCACAAGGCTAATAACACGCCCACCCACTACTACTTCCTGAGGATTCTTGGTTAGTTGTAGCTGGGTGGCTTTTTTGTATGAGGAGCCTTATGGAAACTACGTCAAAAGCAAGTGGTAAAATGCCCACTTTAATATCCATTCTATTCGCTGCAAGGACTCAAGCGCATATCTTTCACTTACAAACTAAGAGCTACTCTCAACATATGGCTCTTAATTCTTATTATGATGGATTAATAGATTCTGCTGATTCATTAGCCGAAGCATATCAAGGTAGGGAAGGGATTATCGAGGAGTACCCTAAAGTCTCCGTAGTAACCTCTGATCCAATTAAACTAGTAGAACAAGTACGATCTTGGGTAGATAAGAATAGAAAGAGTTGTAGTCAGTACTCTGAGATTCAAAATCTAATAGATGAATTACAAGACTTAAATAACTCTACTCTCTATAAATTAAAGAACTTATTCTAATTATGAATTTTAAAAACTTTAGAAGTCCAGGTGAAGATATCTTTATTAGTTCCACCTCTGGTCATGGGGCTGTTATTACAAAAGACTTTATCTCTATACCAGATGTATTATGGCGAGAAGCCTATTCAGCTGGAGCACTCTCAGAGGAAATGAAGACTGAGGGAATGAAAGATTACATTGAAGAAAAGAAAGCTGAGAAGCTTCAAGAAGAATTAGCACAAAGAGCATTAGATAAGGAAGCATTGAGGGTGGTATATAATAGTCCAGTGGGATCTGTTGATAAAGAAGGCAGATTAATACATAGGAAGGCTATCGCTGCTATTAAACGCTCAGTTAAGAAAGATTACATAGATTCTATCTGGAACGAGTTAATCGAAGAAGCCGGAGAGTAATATGACTTTACTAGAATTAGTCTCTTATTTACGCGTTAACATTCTAGATGATACTGGCGGTACTGGAGTAGATTGGACTGGTTATAGTGAAAGTGATTATGATTCCATACAGCTAAGATGGAAGAATGAAGAAATAACAGCTAACATTAATGAAGCCATTAAACAAGTATACAAAAGAACTCATCCAGTAAAAGATTTAATAACTTTAAATGCAACAACTACTTCCCATCTATACTCTCTACCTAATTACGTAATGAAGGTTGAAGGTGTTAGACGTAGTGATGGTGTTAGATTGAGAGTAAGGGATTTAAGTGACCTATGGGAATTCAAGGACATGAATACCAGACAAGGAGATATACAATTCTATGTATTAGATGATGTAGATAATACTCTTAGAATCTCACCAATGCCTTTGGTAGATGAGACGTTAGATATCCTAATCTACAGGTACCCTAAGACCTCTCTCTCTTGGGAGTTTCCTGATTCCTCTCCAGAGTTAAAGGAAGAGTTCCAAGTACCAATGCTATCTTATGCTGCTTTTTTATGTTATATGAAAGATGAAGCAAACACTTTAGATCCTAAAAGGGCAGACACTTTCTCTGCTATGTTCGATAGAGAGTTCCCATTTGTATCTTCTTATGGTTCAATCAGGAAGAGAAGAACATCTAATAGAACTGTTAAGTACGGAGGTATTTAATGCCTAATCATAGTAAGGGTGTTAACCTAACTGTCTTTAAAGGTTTAAATAATGTAAGCTCCCCTGAGAATACGGATTTAAATTATCTGAAGAAAGCTCTTAATGTAAACATTGATAAGACAGGGAATGTCTATAAGAGAAAGGGTTATACTAAAGTAGACACTGCTAATTACTCCTCTCTATATACATCAGACAGCTTAGGTACATACGCAGTAAGAAACGGTGATTTGGTTATGGTAAACCCTGATTACTCTACTACCCTAATTAGAGCTGGTGTAGGTAATGTCTCTCTCTCCTTTCAAGAAGTAGATGATATTATATACTATACTTCAACTACAATCAATGGGACTATAACACTTGATGGGCCAATGCCCTTTGGGATACAAAAGAATCCATTAGATCCTAATCTAGTTCAAACGATTGGAGCATTACCTGAAGGTACTTATCAAGTAGCTTTCACATATGTAAACTCTGATTACAAAGAAAGTGGTGTATCTAGATCTTCTGTTATTACAGTTCCGTCAGGTTCTGGCATAACCTTTACAATCCCTAATAATCCTGATCCTACCATTTTATATGCCAGAGTCTATTGCTCTACTCAGAATGGAGAAGTACTCTATTACTCCGGTATAGGGACATTAGGGTTATCCTACTTCATAACTTCAACTGCTGAACTAATAAACCCTATAAGAACTTTTAACATTGATGCTGCTCCGCTCGGACAGATAGTTAAGTTTTATAAAGGTAGATTATACATAGCTGAGGGGAGCACACTATGGTACTCTGAACCTTATAGTTATGAGTGGTATAGATTAGATACTAACTTCCATCAGTTCCCTAGTGAAATATTAGAGATCATGCCTGTAGAGGATGGTATGTGGATAGCCTCTGATTACCTTTATTATCTATCTGGTAATGAGCCAGAGAAGTTTAATAGATCACTTAAGGAAAAAGTTAAGATTATTAAGGGGACTGGTACTCTTATCTCTGGTAGCTACATCCACATGGACAACACACCCACTGGGTACAAATGGCTTGTGTCTAGCGATTTGGGTATATTCATACTCTTTAATCAAGGAATGTGTATCAACTTAACATCTCAGAACGTAGAATTAGAAAAGGCTGATTTAGGTACTTCTCTGTTTCTTCAGGACTCTGGTACTAACCAGTATATGTCTATACTTAAAACTAATGAGAATCCAAATAATAGTGTTCTAGGGGATATGGTAGAATCTGTTATTATAAGAAATGGCGTTGTCATACCTTAATTTAATTTAACTAGGAAAATAAATGAACGAACAAACTTTAAAAATCGGTGGTATCTTCTCTTACGAGCACGTTAGAGATGGGGAAGTAATTGATACTTGGAAGGAGCCTAACCTGGTAGTCGACCAAGGTTTAACTTACATTCTAGATACTGCCTTATCTGGCGGAACTCAGTTAAACAACTGGTATATTGGTATCTTTAAAAATAACTATACCCCAGTCGCTGCTGATACTGCTGCCACTTTCCCCGGAGTTGGTGCTGCTCTTGAGGCTATAAGTGAATACTCAGAAGCTGCTAGACCCTCTTGGGTTGAAGCTGGAGTAACAGCTAAAACTATTACAAACACTGCTTCCCCTGCTGTATTTACTTTTGCATCTGGTGTGACTATCTATGGGGCTTTTTTAGTTAATACAAGTACTAAGGGTGGGACTACAGGCACTCTGGCTGCTGCATCTAAATTCTCATCTAGCAGGGTGATGTTAACAGGTGATAAGCTTAATGTTACTTACACTCTTGTAATTTCTTCTGTATAATAAGTAATATAATAAAATGAAACTAATACCACCCACGATCAAGTTTAGAGGTAACATAGATAATGCAAAGTTATATAAATCATATAGCCTTCAATCATATAATCTATTAGCCTCTAAAGCTGATAGGGGTGGTATTTCTTTTTTACACGATAAAATACTATTACCAGACGGTACTTATATAATGATAAGTACTACTGCAGATAATGTGTATAAGATGAGAACTGGTATAATAGAGATCACTGGTGTAGACGAGCCTAGTATCAAAGAGGCTGATGACTTCTATATGGAGTCTGGGTTCTTATTTCATGAGAGTAATTTCTCTGCGGCTGAAGTTAGTTATATACCATCTACAGTTAGATTTAATGATTTTACAACAAATACGTCAGACCTATTAATTAACGCATCTCCTTCTCGTATAATTAGCGATGGAGCTGAGAGTTGGGCTGTAGGCTGTCCAGGGAAGAAGTTATATGAGATCACCGGGTTCGGTGGTATAACTGGTGATCCTTATGTATTTACATCACCTGTACCTACCTATTGTTTTGGACTGAGAGATAAGAAGTTAGTACAAACTAGGTGCCCACCCGGTATCTTTACAGGTAAGCTCAGGCTAATGGTGCAATCAATATATGGATCAAATAGATCTGATTATACCTATGATGAGGGTGCACCTATGTCTTATCCATACTTTAATCTACGCTCGGTAAAGATAGATTCAGGAGTAAATACATCTGGACTATACAAAGACCCTTATGGTCAATATTGGCTAATAACTATGGGTGCAACTATATACGCTAGAAAGATGGTTCCTTCTGAAAAGGCCAGTAAAGCACTTAAAGATGGTAGTGTATATAAGAAAGGTAAGGTGGATGTTTTAACTGGTACACAAAACTTAGATGAGGCATATCTTCTCTCTACCCTAAGACCTAAAGGGTATAACATACCAATAGGGTCTCAAGGTAATACTAGTGGATTTAATCCTATAGCCTACGGATGGAAGTTCAATAATACTGGGGATAAGGTATCAATAGTAGTTATGAATGAAGTTAATAACATTCCTACTTATAATAACAATACCAATACTGCTACTACTTCCTATGGGTTCTTCACTAAATTAGTAACAGTATCTATTGGGTTTGATACTTTAACAAACCACCCATATGTATCATCTGCTGAAGATGTACAAACAGGGTATCATCTCCCTTACCAGCAATCTAAGATATTTAGCCCAGTCTACTCTTTGAGTATAATGCAGTGTTTGACCTCAGGGCCTCCTGGTAATAAATCAGGAGATTACACAGCCCCTATATACTGTTTTTATGATAGGGATGATATATTAAATATTATAACTGCTGTTAATGGGCGTGTACAGACTAAATCTACTCAGGATGTTCAGACAGGGTTCCCAGGATGGTGGGATTCAATAGGCTCTTACTTATTAATGGATTTCCAAGAACCTGGGTACAGAGAATACACTCCATCCTCTTCTGATACCAATGCTTCTGGACTACTTATAAACTCTATGAACTTTACAGGGTACTCAGAGAGAGCTACTAATAAAGAGTATCAGTCGTATAGAATAGTTCTTAATGAGAATAAAGATAATACAGCAATACTAATAGACTACTTAAACCCAACAGCTAGGTATGATTATAATGTATTAGCTGCTTCTTCTGCACCGGCAACTAATGTAATGGTGAGGTATGCAAGCTATTACAGACTACACAGTACTTGTATGGTAATACCCTTCGATGATGCTGAAGCCGTAGCCATAGGTTCTGATGATTATACCATTTCATCTGGTGAAACCTCTACAGAGTATGCTTATGCAACTTATAACTGGTGGAAAAAGGAGTATTGGTCATACCACCCTGCACCTAATGGAGCTGGATGGGGGGTTAGATGGGATAGTGCCGTTGGTGAGGTATTAGCAGGTGGTAGACCAGCGTTTTGGGGGGCAGTCTCTCCAGACCAACCATCTGACTTGCAAGCATTAAAAGATAAGTATAAGTCTGACAATTCACGTAGTGAAGATTTTTATTTATTCTCATCATTTTATCCTGAAGGCATACAGATCTACTCTAAATCAGCTAAAGGTGCAGCAGCTACCTCCGCATACAACTTTGACCTTTGGGATTTAATAGGAGTAACTTATGTAGACCCTTTCTTCTATAACCCGCTGTCTATTAGGTCTAGCTTCTCAGGAGCTGTTAGGTGGTCAATGCCACAAAGTATTGGTGGTAATCACCTTTGGCCTACCAACGGTAATACACTCTTTTCAACACCCGTGGGATGGGCATAGATGATTAAATTAATAAGGAATTAAAATGGCAGACACTTTTAGGGATCAAGTCCCAGTAGTTCTTCACATGAATGGGGCTAATGCTTCTACTACATTCACAAATAACGGGTACGGTGGGTATTCCACAACAGTAACTATAGTGAATACTATAGGAGTCCCTTTAACAACCACTGCTCCTAAATACGGAGCAGCTTGTGGCTCATTCAATGGCACCACTCATAGACTCCAGATCACAGGGCTCAGCCAAGCCTCACAATCTATGGTTATAGAGGGATGGATATACCCTACTTCGCTCTCTGCTAGTACAGCTGTCCCTATATGGTTTATGGGCCCTGATGGATCTAGTAATGGCATTATCCAATGCGGTATATATAGTACAGGTGCAGTACAACTATACTGTAGTACAACTGCAGGAGCTATGATTAATCAAATATTCTCTCCTGTTTCAACTATAGCTATTAATACATGGTATCATCTAGCTATAGTTATAAATATAGAAACTGGTATGGCCTATATATATGTTAACGGTACATCTGTAGGGCTTACTTCAGCATTCTTAACTGCTGGTCAGTCTCCTGCTAACTTCTATATAGGGTACGGCAGGTGGGGTGCCACTAATATCTACTTCCCCGGTAAAATGGATGATTTTAGAGTCACCTATGGAGCTGATAGATATACCGCAAACTTTACAGCCCCTGCAGCAGAGTTATCTGATCTAGCTGATTATATTAATACTGTATCTGAAACTATCTCAACATTATCAGTTCCAGATTACTATTTATCTAAAATAGAGTTGTTATCAGAGAGTATAGTATTAACTCACTCTGAGTCTCTCTCTACTACAATTTACTTATTAGAGTCATTAGTTTTATCACTGACTTCAGTAGATACCTTAAATTCCTCAGAGGTATTAGTAGATGTAATCAGTACCTTAGATTCATTAGTTCTTCTTATATACGGAAGTATATCTGAGAGTATTGTAACATCTTCTACCTTCTCTTCTTTAATAACACAGATAGAAAATGTAATAGACTACGTAATAAAGAACTCTTCTCTAAGTAGTAAGACAATCCTATTAGAGTCTTTAAGTAATGCAATATCTCTATTAGACTCTATAGATTATGGTGTACTTAAAACTATAAGTGATGTAGTTAATTTAACTCACACATCATTAGAGCTTAGTGTTCTATTATCGACTTTACTAGATAGTATTACTACTTCTTCTTCATTATCTAATAGTTATATTAGTATTGTTGGATTGAGCGAAACTATATTACATTCCTCTATAGTTAGTAATACTACAGATCTATCCTCTAAGTTATTAGATTCTTTTATAATAAATATATCTAGTAGCAAAGGAACAGATAAGTATCTGGCATACCTCCTGTCTCCTGAGACTAATAGTGTATCTACATACAATAACTATAATTTTGATGGGTGTGCTAAAGGGTTTAATAAGTACTTATTCTATAACTCTACTGGGCTATATGAGTACGGATCCTCAACAGATAATGGAACTATAATTAGATCTGAGATAGAGACTGTGGCTTTCAATTTTAATACATCAAACTTAAAACAAGTACCATCAATATACTTAGGTCAATCATCCTCTGGGCCCAGTTATCTTAAAGTAAAGGTAGACGGTAAGGGTGAGTTTTTATACAAACTGAATAAAAATACTAACGATCTACAAACTCAAAAGGTAGCTTTAGGTAAAGGTTTAATTGGAAGGTATTTTGAATTTGAACTAATTAACGAGTCATCTGAATTCTCTATGGAATCTATAGAGTTTTATCCAATTGAATTGAAAAGGAAATTATAATGACAATGCCTATCATAGACTCTAATGTACCTATTAGATCTTATTTAGATGGGGTGGAGGAATGGGCTAATACCTCCTTCCTAGCTGCTGGAGCATTTGCTGATAAACTAACAGCTTTCACAGCTCCTCTATTCACACCAAATGTTACCTTTACTAGCACCACATCTAATGTTGGTTTAAACATACCCACAGCTCCCGCAGCTCCCTCTATATCCTTAGGGACTAAGACTTTACCTTCATCTCCATCTATCTCTTTACCCACTGTCTCTATAGGAACTGGGCCAGCATTCACAGATGCAGATCCAGTTATATCCTTCCCCTCTGTACCTAATCCTTTAAACATTAGTGCTCCAGTAAAAGATTTTATAATTGATACTACCTTAGACTTTCCTGTAGCCCCTAATACCGCTCTACCTTCAGTACCTACTTTACTCTCTCTAAACATACCTACTCCTGAAGCTGTTGCCTTACCTATCTTTGATCAGGTATTCCCTACTTCAACTTTAGTTATACCGGGGATTACATTTACTTTTAGTGAGAGTGCATACACCGACTCTCTATTAACTAAAGTAAAGGATGAGTTATTGAAGAGGTTGTCTGGTGGTACTGGACTTAGCCCAGCGGTAGAAGCAGCCATATGGAATAGAGGTAGAGACAGGGAAACTCAAGCAGCTCTATTAGCTGAGAGAACTCTATTAGTGGATAGAGCTTCCTCAGGATTTAGTAGACCATCTGGATCTACTCTGTCTGCATTAGACAATATAGTTCAAGAGACTCAAGGTAAGATCATAAGCTTATCTAGAGATATAATGATTAAGCAGGCTGAGTTAGAACAGGAGAATATCAAAACATCTATCCAGCAAACAATAGCTCTAGAAGACATCTTGATCAGAGAACACAACAACATATCTCAAAGAGCATTTGAAGTTGCTAAGTACACACAAGATATAGCTGTAGAAATCTTTAAGATAGCCGTTAATAAGTACAACAGTGAAGTAGAGGCTTATAAAGCTTTCTCTGTAGCCTATACTGCTAGAGTACAAGCTGAGTTATCTAAGATAGAAGTATTCAAAGCTCAGATAGATGCTGAGAAACTAAAAGGCGATATCAACGAACAAAGTATAAAAATCTATGTAGCTACTTTAGAAGGTGTTAAGAGTAATGTAGAGATTTATAAATCTATGATAGGTGCTGTATCTGAGAAACTTAAAGCTGAGTCACTTAAGATAGAAGTATATAAAACTGATATAGAAGCTTACTCCACTCAAGTTAAAGCTAAAGCAGAAGAGTATAGTATGTACTCTGAACAAATAAAAGGTGAATTGGCTAAGGTCAGCGTCTTTGAGAGTAAGGTTAAAGCCTTTGCCTCTAAGGTTCAAGCATATGCTGCATCATCTGATGTTTCCCTTAAGAAAGCAGATACTGAAATAGCAGTTAGTGGGCTACAGGTTAAGAAGTATGAAGCTGATATACAAGCATTCATAGATCAAGTTAAAGCCGATCAAGCTATATACGACTCAGCCGTCTCTCTCTATAAAGGGCAAGCTGAAATGTATATAGCTCAAGTAGGGGCTAATAAGGCTGCATCAGAATTAGCATTAAAGAACTCTGAGAATGTAATAACACAAAATAAATACAAAGCTGATATTGGTATAGAGAATGCTAAGGTCTACTTACAGTCATTACAAATGAGTTATAGTTCTACTCTAGAAGCACAGAAAGCTGCTGGCTCCATCTACTCTCAATTAGCTGCTTCTTCAATGTCAGCACTGAATGTATCTGCTTCTGTTAGTTCTGGATTTAGTAATAGTTCTTCTAATAGCTATAGCGAAAGTGTTAGTTTATAAATATAATAGGAAATATAATGGCATATGAACAAACAAACTCTATGGCTCAACCTTGGAGGCAGGATAACTCTTCATCCATGTCTCTGCCGGGTCAGCCTAGACCTGATAAGAAAAAGAAAGGAATAGCTGATCCAGCTCAAATGACTCAAGGCGGTTCTGGCGGTGCTGGTGCTGCTACAGGTGATGCTAGTGGAGTAGGTTCATTTGTTAGTGATGCTAAGAAGGTAGGAGGAGAGTTACTAGATAATACTACTTCCAGTCTATCTTCTGCTGCTACTGGTATAGGTTCTACTCTGTCCAATACTGCAGATAACTTTGCTCAGAAGGGTATAGTGGGAAGTATAGCTCAAGGGGCTAAAGATACTTATAATAACTTGGTAGTACCTGCTGCTACTCTATCTACTAGGATAGGTAATGCTACAATAGATGCTAGTAACAAAGTATTATTTGGTCAAGGAGGTGCTGGTCAATATTTACCAGAGTCTTCTACATCTAATCCTACTCCAGATACTCATCCTACTCTACAGCCTACAGGCGCTCCTGATCAGAATAGTACTCTAACAGTACCTGCTCAACCTGATCAAAAGGTTACTCCTACAATAGCTCTACCAGAGAGGGGTAATACAGTTTCCTCTACCGACGGTTCTGTTACTAGGACTAACAGTGGTGGTGTAGATACTCTTAATGTTCCCGGTGGATCTGTATCTTGGAAGTCTGGTAGCTCTGCTAGACTAGGTGGTGGTATCACTAATGAAGCTGATTTTGGATTGAGTATTGGTGGGCAAAGGGTTGATAGACAAGGTGTGCCTCTCTCTCAATCTCAATTAGATACTCAGGGGCTAAGTGGAAGAGTTGGCTCAGGATCTACTGTTAAATCCCTAAATGATTTAAGCAAATCTATTTCCTATAACGCTACTCCTAGAGCTCAAGAGATGTTTGCTAGAGAAGCCGCTATTACTAAGGAACGCTCTGATAGATACAATTCTAAAGTAGGAGCTGAACAAGCAGCTCAAGAGAACTTCTTGAATAGTAGGGCTGATGCTAGTGTAGCTGCTGCCGATAGGGCTAATGCTGAAGAAGAGTCTAATCAACAAGCTCAGTACTTAGGGAATCTAGATAGGAAGATAGCTTCTGCTGCTAACTCTGGTAATATTAAATTAGCTGCTGCTCTCTCTAATCAGAGAAAGGCGATAGGAGCTGAGTCTCAGAATGCAGCTGATAATGCTACCCGCTCTGATATAGCTGCTAGAGATGGTAATATTAGAATGGCTGGAGATAGGTTACAAGCTGACTCTCAGCGATTAGGTTATCAAACTAACTTAGCTAAGACTCTCTATGACCAACAGACTGAAGCTGCTAAACTAGGACAGACAGCTCAACTTAAAGGCACAGATCAAGCCATAGAGGTTAAGAAAGCTCAGGAACTGACCGTTAAGAACGCCTTAGATAATATTCAAGCTCAGAAGAAAGATATGAATTATAACCCTGCCTCTGGTACTTCTACCCTAAGGGCACATGGTATAGCTCCAACAATTAACCATCTAGGTACAATCTTAGATGAATCACAACAAAAAGCATTCAATGAGTTAGCTGATAAGCCTGCTCGTGCTCAGTACCTAAAGAGTTTACAGTTAGGTGAGCAAGATGTTAATAGTATTATGAACAGTTATTAATAGGAAAATATGGCTACTCTAGGACAAATAGACGATAATAAAATAATTAGCGATTACTTGGGTAATGGTAGCCAAGATCCTGCTCCTACTACTCCACAGCAAGTTGATTACTACAACATGTCTCCAGCTCCGTCCAAAAAGAGGACAACTCTTGGAGAGGCTGGTAGAAACTTTTATCACAATGCCGTCTCTCAAGTTCCAGAGGCTACTGGTAAAGCTTTGCAATTCTTAGGTAATGAAGATATATCTAACTATGGCAAACAAATGGCTGAAGATGCATCTAAGAGAGATGCTGATTACCAACCAGATTTAGAAGGAAGAGGGGTATTAGGACAGACATTCATTAAAGCATCTGGAGCTTTACCTCTTACTCTCGCACCAATAGCTGCCGGTTTAGCTGGTGCTGCTGCAGGCCCTATTGTTGGTACTGTAGCAGGTACTGGCGCTGCCTTAGGTTTGTTTGGTGGTAGTGCTGCTCAAGAGAAGAAAGATGCACTATTAGATAAAGGTTGGGATGAAGCATCAGCTAATAAGGAAGCATGGAAGGAAGGAGCAATACAAGGTGTAGGTGACGCTGCTATGCAGTATGCCGGTCTTAAGATGGCTGGTGTTATTGGTAAGTCTCTTAAGGGTGCTACTCTATCTGAGAAGATTGCATCAGCAACTAACACCTCAATAGTTAAACCTTTTGTTAAAGGAGTAGTTGGTACTATAGCTGGTGAAGCTATAACTGAATCTGGTCAGGACATTGCTTCTAATGAATTGAGCAGAAGTGAAGGATTACCTACTCAATCTAACTGGGATATCGCTAAGGAGAGTGGTAGTGTTGGTGGTATGATGGGGGCTATGCTTTCACCGTTTGGCTTGGTTGGGCACTATAAGAACAGTGTCAGGGCTAATGCAATCTCCAAGGCTCTAGATGAACCTACAGCAGCTACTCCAGATCAACGGAAAGCTGTAATTGATATGATCCACAAGGATGCTAAGGCAGCTGGTATTAAAACCGCTGACTCTTGGTACAGTGATGCTCAAGGGGCTATTGCAACTAATCAGCCTATACCTCGGTATGCACAAGGTGAATCAGAGAAAGTTACTGAAGCTCTTAAAGCTAAACCTTCTAATGAAACTACCTTACCTACTGGAGAACTTATAAGAATACCAGCAGCAGCAAGGGCTTACAATAATTATATAGATTTACTGAAATCAGGATTGAGTCCTAGCTCTGAGGAATACCAATCCACTTATAATGCTATCCTTAATGATCTTAATGCTATCTCCACCTCTGATAAGAATAATGGTGTTAAATCTATTGTATCAGAGAAGATTAAAGATATTATAAATAATTCTCACTCCTCCTCTCTAAATCAAGAAGATAGAATGAAGAAAGAGGATGAGGCCATTGCCAAAGCTTCTACTGGAGTTCAAGCTGAAACTGCTGATAGTAGTCCACAGATTGAACCAGCTCCAGCACCTACCGAAGCTCCAATAGTCCCTGAGACTCCAGTAGCTCCACAGGAACAAGTGGCTCCTGAAGATGATTTTAATGTACCCCCTGAAGTAGAAGCGGCGTGGAAGAAAGAGTGGTATGATGCTAATACTCTTAGACTAGAAGAGACTACAGTAGCTCCACAGGAACAAGTGTCTCAAGAGGCTACAGTGACCCCTGAGGCTCCTACTAAGTCCTACGTTAAGTTAGATAATAACGTAGTATCAGCACCTGATGTTACATTTAAAGATAATATACTTGGTTTAACTAAAGAAGCTTTATCCAACAACGACTATACAACTACAACTCTTAAAGATGGGTCAGTAGTTAAACTAGTAAACTTGCAGGATCCAAACTCAGGCCATATAGAGGCTTACGATGAATCTAATAATTACATGGGGTCTTTATCATACGCTACTAGTAATTATGATACTGAGCCATCCGTCCGTGTTCAGGCTAATCACAGAAGAAAAGGATTAGCTACAGCCCTATACGATCTAGCTGAGAGTACTGGAGGAATCTTGCCCCCTTTTGATAGTTCAACTGGAAACAGATCTGATGAGGGCCAGGCTTTTAGAGAGAGCAGGGATTTAAGTAAAAAAGGAACCCCTAGATCCTCTGAAGACTCCAATAAGGCTTTATTAACTGGTAGATTAGATTACTTAAAACGGCAGTTAGAACATACTAATAATGTCCTTAGTAACCCAGAGGAGTGGGATGACTTGTCAGTAGATGAGGCTAAAAAGGAAGGTAAAGGTATAGTTGCTGAAATAGCAGAAATAAATAATAAACTTACTCCACAAGAACAATCACTCCCCAAAACAACTGAAGAAGTAATAGCTCACCAAGTACCTGCAGTAGATAAGATGAGTATTATTACCTCTGCTGCTTCTAAAGCTAAGAGTGCTAAAGCGGCTAAGGTAGTTAAACCTAAAGTTGTTAAAGAGAAAGCAGCTAAGGTTACTAAACCTAAAGTAGAGAAAGTTAAATACAAACAGGGTGATGAGACATCAATAGACTTAACTAATGTTCCTCGTGATCGTAACTTCAAGAGTATACTAGATCTAAAGATCCCACCAGATCAACAGAAAGATGTTAAGTTGCATGTAGTATCTCATACTGCATCAGCTATAACTGGAACTATTCAATATAAGAATAGCGATGGATCTGATGGTTTTGTTCAGGTTAGACTGCCTAATAGCTCCATAAACAATGTTAGTGTTAAACCAGTAGAGAATGAGATAGCTAAGGTTCTACAATCTAACAAAGAAGCTGTGGAGACTATTGATTCTATAGAATCTATAGACGATAAAGATGCCTACTCTGCAGAAGATGAGTTAAATAAAGTAGAATTAAAATCTAAATCCACTGAGATACTAACTCTCTCCCCATCTGAGAACGAAGAACTAGATTCTATTAAGGGCAGGATAGCTGAACTAACTGATCTAGTTAAAGAGTTCAAATCTAATGGGGTTGATTATGATGCTGAGTCAGAGGAACTAGCTGATCTAAGAGGCAGGTTGAAAGTAATTAGGCCTGTTATATCTGCTGAGGTAAAGAGAACTGTATCTAAAGGGTATAATGATGAAGAGTTTATAGATGACTATGGGAATAATGTATCCCTCCACTTTGATGATGATATAGACCTTAGTGCTTCTCTCTCCACTCCCTCTAATGTAGATCACGCAGAGAATGAGAGAGCTTTTGAATATCTAGTTAAAAATATCTCACAAAACATTAAAGATAAAGTAGACTTTATATTTGTTAAAGACTTTGCTATAAGAGATTGGGCTGTAGAGGATAAAGTTAATCCAGGAAGTGCTTCTAGGACTGCTGGTGGTATGCATATAGCCCCTAATATGTCACACCCCAAAACTAGAATATACATCAACAGCTCTATGTTCGCTAATCCACAGGATATGGTAGGAACATTTGCTCATGAGGTCATAGGCCACTTTGGTTTATCTGAGTTCTTTGGTAGTAAAAGTAAGTACAATTCATTCTTAGCTAACTTACTTAATAGTTCAGCAGAGATGAGAGGGGATATATTAAAACTATTACCTAGATGGCACGCCTATTTGGATAGATGGAAGATGGATAATATCCCTGGATATAGAGATATTACTCCAGAGTTAACTCCATACTATTTGAGGGAGAGGGAGATAACATATAAAGCCTATATGCAAACTCTTGGTTCTGATGAGAAGTATAGGTTTACTGTTCCTATTAAGGGTATTATAACTGATGTTGATTTACCTGCGTCAGTAGCTTCTAGATTAGCTGATGAGTACATGGCTGAGTTAGCTAAAGACTCTTTCAACTCTGAGCAGTTCTTAAAGACTCAAGTTGGACTTGGTATAAAAGACAGTCCAGCAAGAAACCTATTAAGAAAGAAAAGAGCTGAATGGCTTGATAATTTTATTAATAGAATTAAACACTATCTTAGAGCTTTCTTTGGCGATTATACTGACTCCATTAGTAAAAAGGATTTAATTAAGATTATTGCATCATCCACTGATACAATCTTTGAAACAGTTAATCCTGACTTTGCCAGTGTCTCATCTAAACCATTTATAGATTCACATATAACTATAGAAGAGATAGAGGATATAGATGTCTCTGGAGTATCTGCTGAAAGGCAGTCTTACTCTGCTGGTGAGATATCATTTGATCAAACCCAACTCTCAGAAGATGAGATCACTCACCACATGGAGCTTGCTCCAATAGCGGATATCAATGCTTTTATTAATCTTCATAATTCTACCCTTGGCGATCTCTCTGATAATGTTAGATCTAGAGCTTGGAAAAACTTAAATACCCGTTTAGATAATAGTGTATTTGCTGCCTGGAAGGCTCTAGGTAGCATGCAATTCCAAAAGGCTTATACTGCTATTCAAGATGTATTTAAAGGCCAGGTAGGGGCTGCTGAGGAGAATGTTAAGAGTATTGCTCTAGTTCTTAATGGTCTTAATCCTATACAGAACCAATTAGCATTTGATTACATGACTACTAAGGGCGCTGAGTTAAGAGCTTCTGATTTTAATCCTCTACAAATAAAGACTCTACAACGAAGTAAAGACTCTATTAATAAGATCGGTAAGTCTTTATATGAATTGGGTATGGTGCCTCAGGATACATACGAGGCTAATGCTGACGCTTACCTCCATGTGTCTTACATGAAGTATGTCAATGAGTATAGAGGGTCTGGTAAGAAGACTGGCCTAGGTTGGCACAATAAGAAGACCAGACGTAGTGAGAGAGAAAGGATGGCTATGGGTCAGATTAAGGATGTTAAGTTCTTGATCCCAGAGACTCTTGGTATTATTACTAGAGATAAAGTTCTATTGGATATGTTCTCTACTCTTAATAAAGCATCTGTGGATAATAACCTTCATTGGGTTCTTACAAACAATGATAAGGTTAAGCTACCTTGGTCTTCTAGAAAAGTAACTATAGATAGAGCTTATGAACTCCTGAATGATACCTCCTTCATGTTAGATGAGTGGAGTAAAGGAAATCAAACTACCTTTGGTAACAGTAGAGAGAGATGGACTACATTATCTAGTGATGTACAGAAGTTAAAGGATGCCATAGCTGCACTAGAGAATCAGGCAGTAGAACAAGCCTTTCAACACGCTACTACCACTGGTACTACTACTCAAGTAGATAAGGATGCTTTCTTAAAGAACCACTACACTCGTATGCCTAATCATGCTAGATTTGGAGCCTTAAGGAATCAATGGGTTCGTAAAGAGATCTATAATGACTTGGATGCTATGACCTCTGCCTATGACCTAGCTAATAAGACTAGCATAGAGAAGTGGTTTGCTAGAGGCGGTACCTTAGAGAGATTGAATACCTTCTGGAAGAGAAACATGGTTGCTCTTAATCCGGGAAGCTGGGTAAGGAACGGATTAGGTAACTTATCCCTCCTAGATCTATCTACTTCTACTCCAACATCTAAACTAATAGGAATGTTACACCAAGAAATAACTGGTAGTATATCTAGTAAACCAAGTTACTTTTGGTCTCTAGCTAACCAATATGGTTTATTTGGTAGTACCTTCTCTGCTATAGAACTACAAGATGTTTACAATAGCTATGGGGATGAGTTAGTAAATGCTCAGAAGATGTACGAGAAGAGAACAGAGAGTCCTTGGGATAAACATTTATCATTCTTAGATGAAAGATTTATGGCTACTATGAGAATAGCTAACCATAAGATCAATAATAAGACTACCAAGTACTTCTCTCTATTGGAAGGTGCATTTAAGACAGTTGCTCTTAGAGACTACATTCAAACATGGGAAACTCAGAATAAAGAAGAGTTTCCCGGAGGTCATAAGTCTCTTAGTCCAGAGCAACAGCAGGTTCTATTCACTAAGGCTGCTGCTCATGCCAACGACTCTATATTTGATTATAGCCAAGTTAATAGTATGGTAAAGGTTCTGAGAAGAATACCATTTGGTTCTCCTTTCATAACATTTGCCTATAAGTCTGGGCCAGCTGCAGTTAGAGCGATGGTTAATCATCCTGTAAAATTCGCTAAGTATGCTACTCTCCCAGCTCTTATGACTATGATATCTGCTGCTGTGAATGATTGGGACGATGATGACATGGGTAAGTATAAAGCTGCTCTATCTGACTATTACCGTAACAATCCAGGTACAGCTTTCATACCATTCAAAGATAAGTTAGGACGGCCTCAGATAATGAGCTTGGATTATATTATCCCTTGGTCTCAATGGTCTTCAGCAGCTAGGAAGGTCTATGAGAACTTTGAGAATGATGGTGGTCAGAATATACTTGGTACATCTGTTAAATCTATAGGTACTATAGCAAACAACTTCGGCGTATTGGGTGGCCCTGCTCCTACAGCAATGGCTTCTTATCTCTCTGGTAAAGATAGTTTTACTGGTAAGGATATAATGACTCCAGGAGCCTCTCCTAATCAACAGTTAGCTGAGTCTATGCTGTTTGCTTATAACATGGTTACTCCTGCTTGGCTATCATCTCATGGATGGTTTGGTAAGATGGCTGAAGCCTTTGGTATAGGTAATGAAGGTAAGCCAGCTGTAACTGCATTTGGTTCTCTTAAGTACACACCAGCTCAGGCAGTCTCGGATATAACCGGGTTCAGGCCAGTATCGGTAGATCTTAAGTCTGGGCTGAAGGGTAGGAAAGTAGGATTCGATATGCAACTCAAAGAGTTAAATACTATGAAGTACAGAGCTGCACATGATCGTAATAGTCCTATGCCTGAGAGAGCTAATCAAATCAAAGGTATAAATGAAAGGATTAAATTAGTTAGGATGCAAATGCAGAAAGCTTTAAGTGGTAATGAGTAAATTTTAGACAAAAAGAAACCCCCTAGTCCCTTTGGATAAACCATTGGAACTAGGGGGTTTTTATTTGCTTAAAATAATGGGTTGACAAATCAAGAAAGGTATGATATAATAGGCGTACTCCCAAGGGAACTGAGAAGTCTTATATACCTAATAGTTCCATTAGCCTCTCTAGATTATCTATCCTTTCTTTATAATCCTTTATATCTCCCTCTAATATACTTACTTTATCCTCTAAGTTACTATAGTCTAGATAGTATACATAGATCCCATCATCTAGAAGATCCATATTGTTATCAGAGTCTCTACCATATCTACTAACACTCATAGTATATCCAGCTTTTCTATTGGATATATAATATCTAGGGTACCATCTTTAATCATCTTATCGTAATCCTTTGGGTTAATAATATCTTTTCTAAGGGCCTTAGCTCTCCTTTGAGAGGAGGTATAATGGAGTATCTTAGTTTTCTCTGGGGATACTACTTTAGATAGAGAGTAAAAGAATTTGGATGTACCGTAAATATGTGAGGCTTTTAGAGTAGTCATTAACCTACTCTTTATTCTCCTAACAAAACAATACTCCCAGTACCACTCATCCTTCTCTCCGTTTCTAATAGCTCTAACTTTCCTGCCATCTACCCCAAACATTTCCCCTAGGATCTTTGAGGATCTATTACAAGTTAACATATAAAGGACATCAGAGGAGGTAAGTTTACCTTTGAGATTATGAGTGAAGTGATGGGCTCTAGGGCCTAACTTACAGAAAGTTAACATCCTCCTCTCCTCCTCCAATACCTCCGGTGGGATTATCTCATCCTTTAAACCATAGTCTAATATTTTATAAAGTACTTCTTCCATTCTATTAAATGAGTTTACCTTTTCTTCCAAAGTCCCCTCTGGCTCCTTTAGGTACCAGGGGGTTTTCTTATTGAATTTAAAACGAGCTCTAGCCATGGTTATCTATATGCAAATAATATATCTCTAGCTATACCTGACCTTACACATTCATCATCATCGAACTCTACTAGACCTACATCTGGAAGATGCTCTATTCTTCTAATAGAGTCCTCCAATCCAGAGAGTCCTCTGATATCTTTTTGTTTAAGATCCCCATCTATGATTGCTGTACAATTGTGTCCTAGACGAGTAAGGAAAAGCCTCATCTGCTCAGGGGTTGTATTCTGAGCTTCATCTAACACAACCATACAATCTTTTAGAGTAGTGCCTCTCATGTAAGCCAGTGGTTTAAATACTATTCTCTTACTCTTTACTAAGTAATCTACAAAAGAACTACCTAACCTCTCCTTTAACACATCTACAAAAGGTTCAATATAAGGGAAGAACTTATCCTCTAACTCTCCTGGGAGATGGCCGAAGTCTTCTCCTGCAGTTACCTTAGGGCGGACAATAACTATTTTAGATATATCTTTATTTTGTAAGAGTTCTGCTGCAATCGCCGCTGCTATATAGGTTTTACCAGATCCTGCGGAGCCAATGGCAAAGGTAATTATCTTAGTTCTTATATGATTAATATAATTGTACTGAGTCTCATTTAAGGCACGTAATGGAGCTACCTTCTTAGGAGTATCCTCAACTACATATTGAGGCTCTACTACGATATTTACCCTACTATTGTTTGTTCTAGATCTTCTTGGTTCCTTTCTCTCTTTATTCCTATACTTAGCCAAGTTATTAGTCCTTATCTATGGTTGTCAGAGTTACAATCCTGTTGATTACTAGAAAAAGCAGAACATGGATGAGCACCATCAATCTCTACTTGAATTAAAAAATACGCCATTACAACTATTACTGCTATTAATATGCTTCTCATAATTAACCTTCACACGAAGTACATTCCCCTTTAGATGCCATGACACCAGATTCACTACGAATATAATATAGTGACTTAATATATGGGTCTTTAAATGCTAACTGATGAACCTCTGAAATATAGGATTCATCTTCATCTGCGGAGAAGAATAAATTAATGGATTGAGCTTGATCTATATAACGTTGTCTAGTAGATGCTAGGCGTATGATTACTTTCTGATCAATCTCAAATGCTGTTTTAAATACTAATTTCTCATGGTCACTTAACCAGTTTACATGCTGAATGGATCCATTGTTATTTATAATATCTGAAATAACCTCTGGGGTATCCATCCCCCTTTCTTTCATTATCTTAAGGAGGGAAGGGTTCACTCTATTCATCTCTCCAGACGATGTGCCTTGGATATAAGCGTTCTTATATACTGGCTCTATACCCTGAGACACTCCACCACAAATCAAAGCTGAGGAGAGGTTAGGGGCTACTGCCAGTCTATGGGTATTAGCTACTCCATATCCCTTAGTTACTTTACACTCTCCAAATTCCTCCGCTAACCACTTAGAGGCTCTTAGACTCTCGTCATCCATGAGTTTAAATATGCGTGAGTTAGCGTAGTTAGCATCTATAGATTCAAAAGGTATAGAGTGATCTTGCAGATAAGTGTGGAAGCCAAGAGTACCGAGACCGAGAGCCATATTATTTTCAGTAAACATAACTGCTTTTTCAAGACCTTTAATTTCTGCTCCAATTGAAATAAAGTTGAGCGCAACACACTGCAAGAACACGGTGGAATTAAAAATAGCATCAGTATCTTCCCATTCATCTAACTTAGATAAGTTCATAGAGGATAGGACACAAGTATATGTCTCCCATTCGTTTGAGTAAAGAGCTATTTCAGTGCACAGTTGAGATGCAAGTACTTTTAACCCTTTGTCCTTGTACCACTGCGGATTCAGATCATTAACCTTATCGACAAAAAAGAAGTAACCTTTACCAGTTATCATTTTAAGCTTTAAAGCCTTCTGATATCTATCTAAAGCTTCCTTATCCCCTGAGTCTAATCGGTCAATGAATTTCTTACTAACGATCCAACCTATGTTAGCATCATCTGGGAATTTAGAGATGTGATTAATTAACTCTTGGAAGTCATCGTGATCTATAGGGACATAACCAGCCCAAGCCCCTCTCCTACTACTTCCTTGACTAATATCTCTAGCAACCTGTACATAATCTTTGAAGACAGGTACAATACCGCTAGCTCCCCCTTTAATGCCGTTAATAGGCGCTCCTCTGGGTCTAATGTCTCCTAAGTACCCTGAGGTACCAAATCCATTCTTAGAGAGCATTGCCACCTCTAGCTGACCTGTATAGAAGTCGTATACACTATCTCCTATGTACCCCCCGGAACAGCTGACAGGGCAGCCTTTATCTCTGCCCATATTAGCTAGTACTGGGGTTGAAGGTGCTAACCATCCATTCCATAATAGATCAAAGAATATAGACTCCCAGTAGGAGTGGGTCTTCATGTATCTTGATGCTGTTACAGCTATTGCTCTAAATCTATTCTTAAGAGTTTCTCCTGGCTCTAAATACTTTTCTTTTAACATCTGATAGGAGTTAGTTGTTACCCAATTAGGTAATTCCCCTGACTCCTGCAAGCCCTTTCTTTCATTACTTAAATCTGCATATATGCTCAATCTAACTCCAGTATCTTATGTTTATAATAGCTTTCTACATTACTCCACTCTTCTTCTCTATCTGACATCTCAGTATCGTTATATGTAGCCCTAGCGCCATACCCATCTTCAAAGGCCTCTTTAATCAAAGATATTATACTTATTTCTTCCATTATTTTACCATGTGAATTTAGATTCAGACCAAGCTCTATTATACTCTGAGCCCTGTTTAGCAAAGAAGTCATGTAGTTTAGAGGAGTTGATGTTCTTATAGAACCATGAGGACACATAGTCATCTTCTACTTCAAATCTATAAGAAATAATGCCTAAGTTCCCTAAGCACAAGTTAAGACGTTCTTTAACAAACTCTTTTAACTGGATGGAGGTAATACCTTTAATATCACCATTCTCAAAGATCTTGTCTATGATAATAGCTTCATGTTCTTCTATTGTTTTAGCAACATCTATTAGGTCTTCTTGTATCTCCTTTAGTTGTCTATCACTAACTCCCAGATCTTCAATCAGTTCCCTTAGATACGTCCTAAACAACCATGCTCCAGCTTCACTATGTATGTTCTCATCTTTAACAGAGAAGTTAATACCAGCTGTAACATTCATTAGTTTGTTCTTACCTTCGGATTGGAAGTGCTTTAGGAAGGCAAACGAGGAGTAAAGGACTGCTCCCTCGATCATAGAGAAGGAGGCTATTGATTTTAACTTATCAAAATGAGTAGCTCTCTTCTCTACTCTCTTACCTATCCACTCCATTCTATTCTTTAGGGTAGGGTCATCTAGATAGGAGTTGTAGAACTCATCGGTGTCTAAACCTAAAACTTCATTTAACTTATTGTAGAATGGTGCATGAACATTGATCTCAAAGAATGAGAAGCAATTAGCCATTCTCTGTATATCAGGTCTCTGAAAGATCTCTGAGATATATCCAGACCAATACTCTCTACCAACTGATAATTCGTATATAGTAAAAAGTTTGAGAGTGGAAACTACCCCATGATACTCAGCATCTGTAAAGTTAGTCTTTAGATCATGTAGATCCTTCTCTACTTCAATCTCATCAGGTAACCAGAAGATCTCTGCTTGCTGCTTGGCATACTCAATAGCTGTTGGGTAATCTATTGTATATGTGGACTTAGGGGTTAAGAGTTTAATCATAGAATGGTTCGCCTACATCATCTAAATTAGCTAAGGCTTTCTTAACAGCTGGTAGAGTACCCTTACAATATTTAAAACGAATAGAATAAAACCCAAACCACCTAGGGCAATCTGGGTCTAAATCTTTAAATTCGTACCTAAAAAAGAACCAATTCCACTGCCTAATACCATATTTACCATCTTTAAATTTAACTATTTTCATATTAATAAAACATTAGTTGTCCAATAACAATAGGCTTATAAGGCGTCTTAAACCTTTTACCCAACCTTTTGTGATTAAAGAATTTTCTAGAACCTATTGGATTCTTTAATCTACCTTTAGTATATAGAGTCGCTAGCTGTTTAGTTCTTTCTAGCATTACCTTCTCTTTTATTTTAACTCTATGTTTAGTCCATGTAAATGCTGATGGCATATAAACTACCTCACAAACAGAATTAGGATACTCCTGATCTTTACTCCTATTTAGTGTAATAGCAGCTACTGCCACCATAGCATCCACTGGTTCACTTCTAGCCTCCATGTACATATTTAAAGCTATGCACAAAACGGCTGAAGCAATCACTACCTATCATTATCCTTGCCTACTAATTCCCTTAGCAAACTTAAGTTATCTCTTTTCATCTTCTTTCCTTTTATATTGTTTAATTAACTCTTCAGCTTTAAGTGCTGAGTATGATACACAATCCTCTACGCTGTCTTGATGTAACCTATCTTGGCTCCATTGCCTAACATCTTTTAGATCCTGTAGAAGCAAGCAGACTTCAGCAGGGGTTATATTCTTACCTGTCTTAGCGTTGAATATTGCAGCCACTGAAGCGAAACTTCTTTCTTCTTTTGAATCATCCTGGGAGTACTCCGTCCCTCTTTGTTCTAGTAAATCTAGTGATCTCTTCAGAAAATCTACTGCTTTCATATTTTTCCTATTAGTTTCTTACGTAATTTAATGACGATCTCAGAGTTTATTTGAGATACCCTTGATTCAGATATGTTTAGTATATCACCTATCTTACTAAGGTTGTAGTCTTCATCATAGTACAGATGAAGAACATATCTCTCTCTATCACTCAAAGTCTCTATAGCTTCAGATAGCTCCTTCTCAAACTCTTTCAAGTTAAGAGAGGAAGGTGGATCACTCATATCTGCACTCATATCATCAGACAATGAATCTATAGACACTATCTTAGTCTTAGAGGAGTCATGAAGGATCTTATTATACTCCTCAGAACTAATCCCTAAATATTGCATTATATCCGCCGGTCTAGCTTCAGAGAGAGTATCAGCCTCTATCTTATAGATAGCGTTAGCAACATCCCTTGACTTCTTATATACAGATCTAGGAACCCAATCACATCTCCGTATCTCATCCATCATAGCCCCTCTAATCCTTATAGAAGCAAAGGTATCAAATGAAGCTCCCTGATCGTCCTTATAGCTCTTATGAGCTTCGAGTAACCCAATCATACCAGATTGAATTAAATCCTCTACCAAGACTGAATCAGGGAGTTTAGTTGATACATGATATGCAATACGCTTAACTAATGATGAGTATTCTTTTACCAGCTCATTAGCACTTTTAGTCATATTAAGCCTTATCAGCTCTGAAGATAGCATCCTCGTTGGAGTAAGCACCTTTAGGGTATCTCTTAGTAAGTTTGGCTATATTAGTCAATAGCACTAGCTCTCTAGAGATATTAAGAGCCTTTCTCAAATTCTCCATATAAAACTCTAGATCCCCTAGTTCCTCTACAATATTAGCGAAGTCTAACTCTTTCTTGTAGATAGTATGTTTCTTAATAGCATCTAATAGCTCCCCAGCTTCCCCAGCAATCCCTAAAACACTATGGATTAGGTCTGCCTCTAAGGGAGTTATATTATCGGCTATATCTTTCCCATCTTTAATTAGAGTGGAGACTAAGGATCCGTATTGTGCTTCTATGTTCGCTTTAGTTGCCTCACTCAATTTCTTCTCCTGATTCATAGTTAACATATGTTGGGCCTAATTCATACACACTACCTGATTTAGTAGTAATAATCATATTACTAGTCTTACTCCTATCTTCCCTTTTAACAATAGGTGATGTAGCTATAAACTCACCCTCCTCAAATCTATGGCTACCTGACACATTACCATAGGCTCTATTGTTAACTATAAACCAATTATCTAATTTCATTGAAAGTTTCCTTTGTATATTTTAATAGGTCTTCTAAGTCAGATTTAGATTCTGATAGAGTATACCCATCGGCTAGAAAATCAATAAGACACGTAACCGCTGCTGGTATTAAAAATAAAGCGCATAATAGAACCACACCAATTATAAATACTGTTTGTTTAATAAATTTCATAATGTTATTCACCTCCGAAGTAGATCATAATCCTACCGATGTCCTATATTGAGACCATCCAACAAAGTTAGCAGTTGTGTTGAATGGTACTGGGGTTGCTACATGCTCGAATGGGGATGCATGTCTATCTGATAGTAGATCATCATGGAATTTAATATCTTTATCAATATCTAATTGTTTATCATGATTTAGATAGGAGACTCTAGCACAACGAGCAACACTAACTTTCTTTCTAACAGACAGATCTAATACTTCTTCGTACTTATAAATATAAGGTAAGTGCCATTCACCTGCATCCATTTTAATTGGAGTAGATTGATCTCTGGCTTCTTTGATTGCTATGGCTAACAGCTGCATCTCTTGTTGAGCTGCTGGATGTATTCTGAGGGAGAAGAAGTTATCCCACTCAGTTGCTGTAACAATGACCTTAATAGTTGAAAATGGTTCTAATAGTCTATTGACTACTTGTTTATGAACACCTAGCATTTTAAGTTCAATTGCAGAGTCTACAGCCATACTCGCAGCTTGTAGCCACTCTTTATGCGCTTCTTTTAAGTTCTCATAGTCGAGTTGATCATCAGCTTGCATGCCCTTTTGATTCTGCATAAATATTGGTATTACAGGGTTATCCATAACTCTTTGTATGGATACTTCCACAGGTATAGCCCTAGAGCTCTGAGCGTTCCTAGAGAAAACACGGTGAGTCATAAACTCAGAGTGAATGTATCTAGGGTACTCTAACTCTAAAGTAGTCAGCCTTTTTTTATGGTTGGAAATAGAGTCTTTAATTACTTTCGCTGTTATCATAGTCTTCTATAATCTCCAGTTTCTTTATGTACCTATTATTAACAAAGCCTACCAATTTATCTGGGTTATCTGAGAAGAGCGTAATGTACTCTGGCATCTCTTGTGTAACCCCAAAGGAGTCTGCCTGTATCATCTCAATCTCCCCGGAGGCATAGGTCACCTTAATGTACCCAGGTTTTTCTTCATCCTTCTTATTAGTAACTAACTGAAAGATATTATCTTCACTCATTTAACATGCCTATCATAGAATATACCCTGTAAAGTAACCCAAATAGCTATTAGATATGGTATTGCCACTAGTATTTCAATCATCTTCTTCTCCTGCTAAACATATGATTAGATGCCATAAGTCTTTTGAATATAGATTCACCTTTGTCATCCCATTTTTTAACTAACCTCAATAGTTGTCTAAACTCCTTTTCAGTCATTGTACCCTTAATATTGTTATAATACCTAGATGTGCATCCAACATTCTCTAGATGTAACTTACCGCCCCTACTCAATGGAGTCTTATGATCTAATTCCATTACCTCAGTAGAGATGAAAGTACCTTCTATATAACATTTAATAGGTGATTGAGCCTCTAGCCAGTCTTGTATCTCAGCTCTGGTAGGCACATCATTTAAGTTTAATCCGAACTTCTTAGCCCTTTCTCTCCAAGAGCTACGTACTTGAGTAGCTTTCCAATTAGACCAATTGGTATGTTTTAAAGGGTTGGTGCTTTTTCGTCTAGCCACTAGGCAACTCCCATCGTTCGTCAGGATCAAGTGTTCTACGCATATGTAGTAGGTTACCTACTTCCCATAGAACTTCATCTACATCTCTACCATCGTACCATTTAGTTTTGTATGCACCCTTCTTATCTTTACTCATTAAGAAACCAGAGTAGAATGCCTTTAACTTATCAAATGGATATTTATAAGTAAGGTACGAGAGAGCTTTGGTTTCCCCTAGGCCATAAGGGGAAGGTATATTATCAACTCCATCACCTATTAATAACTGGTAATAGAAGTTCATTAAAGCTTGCTCCTCACTTATTGTCTGAAGTACTTTCTTAGTGATGTTATAATTTAATGATGGTACAGTCTTTAGATCCTTATCACTAGAACAAATGATGGGTGTATGCCCTTGGTCTACTAGTATCTCATGATTAGCAGACATCATGTCATCAGCTTCTAAGAAATCTATAGCCTCAGCGCCTCTCTCAAACATGTAGTTTCGAACTAACTCTAAATGAGCTGGTTTCTCTTCAGATCTGTTACCTTTGTATGGTAAGAGGGTAGCTAACTTATACCTAAAGTTATGTGAACCTGATAGATACAATCTAAACCCTGTGGAGTTAGTTTTATACAATATAGAGGAAAGAGTTAGTAAGACATCTTCTTGATACCCCTTAGGGTCTAGTACTTCAATTGCACTAGTAATTTCTAGATCATCTCTATTTAATACTGACTCTACCGCATCCTCTTTGTACCTAATTTTCCATAGTAGCTTACCATCTTTTCTGACTTCATAGTACTTCTGTTGATAGGAAAGGGCAACCCTATAGGCTACCTCATCCCCATCAATAAGGGCTATTCTAGCCATTATACTCACCAGTGGCTACATCCACCCAGAACTCAGTGTCTAACTCATTCCTCGCTCCTACTTCTTTCTCAGAGAGGACAATCTCAACTGTTTGAGTGAGAGAGTCTAATTCTAAGTTAGAGTTTAATAAGAACTTAGAGATAGCTGAGGATACTGATAGAGTCTCTTTAATATAGTTATTGAGGGATTCGGTATCCTCCTGCCAACCCAGTGGTAACTTAATTACTTTGTTTACTACTAATTTATTATCTGACATATTATTCCTTACATTAAACGAGGAGTTGATTTAGGTACTATAGAGGCTTGAGTTCTACCGGACAACTCCCCCTCTAAATCTTTAATATACTGGTAAGCCTGAGGGAGGATGTAGGTTTCAATCTCCACTACCCCATAGTTCTTATGAACTACTTGATAGCAAGGGTTACCTGATTCAACCGAAGTACCTACGATTAGTTTATAGTTATCTGTTTCTCTTATAGATTGTGGCATATTTTTCCTTATATGACGAGCATCCCTGCTCTATTATTATTATATTAGATGATTTTAGTTGAAGTCTTCATCATTGTACTCATTATCTACTACTTTAGCCTCAGGTTTAGGTTTAGCTAAGCCTTCAAACTCTTCTCCATCTTGAACACCAAATGGGATGTGATTAATAACCATAACTCCCTTGAGATCAGATGTTACCCCTCTACCGAACTTATTATCATAAGCAGAGAAAGCGTATTGGATTGTACATGTAGACCCATTTCCAATTAACTTATCAAACTTATCTGTTGGCCCACCAATCCCACATACTAATGGTGCACTATTCTCACCATTCCCATCGGCTCTAGCGACTCGACGTTTAAATCTGAATATATTATTCCCTTGGTCATCTTGTTTGACCTTAATACCCTTACCTTTAGGATCCACTTTCTTTGATGCCTCTACAAACTCTTCCATTTGAGCTACAGAGTTGAAAGTAGCTTGAACTTCCCATGCTGGTTCAAACTGAGTGTTTGGTGTGTGTACACTTGCCCAGTTTACAATTACATTTTCTAATAATGCCATTATTTTTCCTTATTTATTTAAAAAATTATTAATATCTTCTTGGTCGTCCCAATAATCCCATGAGTCTATATCTGACCCTGAGTTCTCTAGATCTTCCACTGAAGCTTGGTAAGAAGTCCTACTAAGGAACTCTTCCGTATCCAACTTTACATAGTCTACCATACTTTCCTCATTTGTCAAGTGTTTTATTCAAACCCTATTGTTAGGTAATAGTGTAATTGGCCAAAGGATACCTGTAACTACACTAATTGTTACTATAGCTATTACAGTACCTAATAGTTTTATTAGTTTCATTTAGTTCTAGCCTCAAATCTAATACATCCAAACAGCGGCCCTGTCCTAATTCCAGCACAAAGACCAGAATCATCATGAGCATCAGCATAAATAGTAAGTTCTGATCCCCTTGGGATATTCCTCTTATCTTTCCCACTCAGCTAATAGACAATCACCGTCCTCTAGACCCCACATCTTACAATCTTTACAATACATTTTTATTACCTTTTAAAGTTAACCTGTGCCTGGACTTAGATGCATACACCGATGAGCCTCCTGACTTATCCCACCATCTTAATAGATCTCTACACGCTGGAGATATTTCAATCTTACTCTTTACTGTTGTTTCCATAAAGAGGTTTCCAGACGGGGAGTAACACCTAATACCATATAGCCCTTTCTTTAGCCTAGTTACTTTTATGCTAGGATCCATCATTAATGTATACTCCAATCATTACCAATACCATACTCTCCAGAGATAGGTATCTTTAAGTTATAATATTCACCTGCCAGCTTCATAGAATCAATTAGAATATTCCCTACTTCCTCTGCACAAGACTCGGCAGAATCATAAGCAAACTCATCATGATAGAATAAGATCTGAAAGGCATCTAATCCTCTTTTCTTTACTTCTCTATTAGCTATTACCATAGCCCTCTTAGCTATTATGGAACCATTAGCTTGTAATAGACAATTAAGGGCTGTGTGCTCTAGTATCTTACCTTCAAACGATCGAACATAGATCTTTCTACCATCAATAGCAGGCAGCCACCCATGACTCTTAGCAAAGGCTTTACACTTGTTAATAAGCTTGTCTAACGCTGGTAGAGAGGATAAAAACTTCTCTTTTAGGGACTTACCTTTGGATCTATTTCCATTGATAACTTTACCTGCTTTCTCATCTCCACCTCCATATACAAACATATCTTTATATTCAATCATGCTCGTAAGGCATAACCCGTTCTCTTATGAACTGCTGCATATCTCTATACAGAATAGACTATATCATCAACCTAGTTACCTAGGTGCTCACCGCTTCCATCACCATTAACTTGTGATGTACTCCCCGAAGGGATAGTCGTTGCACTTTCTAAATAGTTAATTGCATTTTTAATTACATTAATATCATCTTTTAATAGCCCAAGTGCTCTATTACAATTATGACATAGTAATCCCCTAATAGCACCAGTAGTATGACAGTGATCCACAACTATCTTTACTTTATGATGTTTTGCCATAGTAAAGCCAGGTTCATTACAAATAGCACACAATCCATTTTGATTATGGTATAATCTATTATACTCTTTGCTATCTATATTATAATTACGCTTTAGGTATGCAGAGGTTGTCCCTATATCTACACACCCTTGAGAGCAATAGATGTGGCTAGGGGCTTCAGGTTTAAAAATGCTACCACACTCTTTACAACGCTTCTCTTTGAAATAACCTTGTGGGTATTTACTTGGAGTAGATGTCATTTCAGATTGTGGTTTATTTCCAGATATATAAGTTACCATAGTTTTCCTAATTATATTAAAATCATAATACATATCGGCACAATCTTATAAACCTGAATGTCTAATTAACTTTTTAGCTTAGCTCAGGATTGTCTTATAAAGAGTTCCCCTGAATTCAATGAGTTTTAATCGAGGGATTACTCCCAAGTCATCCGTTAGTTCAGATGAATGTCTTAGCTTGATCTCTGGTAGTTAAGAAAGGAGATCCCATACTTAAGTTGTAGAGATGTATATCACTTGTTAGAATCTGCTCTATATACTCATCATCATTCATATGGTGAGCCAACATTCTCAATTCTAAACCAGATAGATCAGCACCAACAAACTTCCTACCCTCGCCAACAGAGAAAAGAGACCTCATCTCCTTACCGAAGACTGATGTTGGCCTAGGTATATTAGCCACAACCTTATGGGCTGCCCTGAAGGTATTGGTACCACAGGTATTCATCTGTGCTGATATTCTACTTCTACCATCAACATGCTTCAGGAACCCTTTGATCTGTGATTGCCTATGGTTATATACATACCACAAGCTCAGGTCTTTACCAAAGTCCCCTACCTTCTCTAGGGTATCTACAGGTTCTCCTTTCTCAGTTAACTTAGGGAAGCCTTTCTCAGTAAATAGATCAGGTTTCCATCCGTACTTTAGGAGTTGGTTAATAATGAGGCCACGCTTTGAGATCGAAGGTTCCTCAATGGTGATACGACTAAATGGCCCGTCAACGATTGTAGGATCAGTATACCAATTAATAACTGGAGCAGAGTATTGACCGTTTTTAAGCCTAATGCTTCTAACAAAATTGTATTCATCTTCACTGTCTTCTCTCTTGTCCTTACTCTCTTTTATGATGACTTCATAGTTTAAATGCGGCCTAATAAGAGCATACTTCTCAGCCTTCATCCTCTCTAGGAGAGATACGAAATAGTGGGCTTTACCTAGATCAAAGTATATACCACTTCTCTCTTGTTCTCTTATTAGGATAGAGACATCTCTCTCCAGCTCTAAAGCCTCTACCCACTCTATCTTAGCCACTATTAATAGCTGTTACAAATACTGCCTGAAGGGATCTGATAGTAGCTACAAATGCTATTAGAAACCCCAGACCATCTGCATGTATATGTAAAAAATCAATTATTGTCACCCCAATCCTCCGGTTTAGATACAATTTCCACTGGCGCGGATGCACTTAGATGTAGTACACCTCCATCTTTAGTAACACAATATGAGTAGGCTCCATCTAATCTATTAAACCTAATGACAGCCTCGCCATTCTCACATTGTACTTTAATGAAAGATCTTCTTGGAACATCATATAAATTTACTTTTGTCATCTAATTTCCTCAATACTTCTTCAATAAAATAGGTCTTAGCCCTGTCACTAATGAATTTAATAGTATCCTTTACTTCTAATCCTGATTCAACTATTACATCCATCTCCTCTTTGATACAATCATTCTTAACCCAGTCGATGAATGGTTTGATCGCCTTATTATCAATAGCGATGCCATTAGCTATTAGTTCATCAACCCCTTGCTTCAATCGGTTCTCACTAACAATCCTATCAACACACTCCTTAATTGTAGCTACTCTCTCTACATCAATACCTACTAATTGTTTGGTATGTGATGCTGAGTGTAGCTTACCTTTTACCTTAAAGATGTAATCACCACATTTCCATACCGCTCCCTCCCCTATGCCCAATGCCCCCAATTCTTTAGCCAATGGGCTACAAGACTCAATTTTATCTGTGATTCTAATAAGCTCATTAACGGAATCATCGGGGTTATCGAAGTCGATGGTGATTGAGTATGTAGGGAAATCATAGACAGTATGTAATAATCCAGCCATGGCACCTTTAATCTCTTCATGACCCACCCAACCTTCCTCATCACCAACTACCCACTTAATATCGAACACTACGAACATTTTAGGTAATTTAGATAAAGCCACTTGTGGTTGTATGTTAGCCCCACACCACTCTCCGTATACTATAACCTTAACATCCGAGCTTTTAAGGTAAGCATCAAATAACCTATTATATAAACTAACAACTAAAGCTGTATTCCCATACACCCACTGGGCGAATCCAGCATTATCTGACTCTGGAGTAATAATCCTCTCTCTACTCTGTACCCAGAAGGTTCCATCACTATTAATCCCGATGGCTGCATTAGTCCCATGCAACTTCTCAGATCCAGTGAAAGTTAATATTGGCAGTGGTTTATGCCAATCTTCTATTGGATCACCATTATCACCGAACCCTACGAATGCTGTGTCTTTCTGTACTTGCTTGTATACTTCTCTAAACTGTTTGATTGAGTGGTATCTGTAATGTTTATTGGTCATTTACTACTCCTCTTATTCTTTTTAAAGTTGTTTCGTTAAATAATAAGCTGTTACAAAACGTTGTTTGGAGTAAACCGTATTTCTCTTCTTGTCTACTAGCTTCATCCACTAATTTCAGTACACCCTTTTCTGAGGTAACATATAATAGCCCCTTAGCACTCTTCTTTAAACCGCCATCTGTCTTAGGATCTTTAAAGATAGGTGTACTCTTACCATTGATTACAACATTAGTACTCTTCATAGCCATACCGTGAGTATCACGAGTAACCATTTGGTAGGTGTAAGAACCAACACCAAATACGATATTAGAGGAGGCAAAGCCCTTAGCCTCAAGCTTACTCAATATCTCTTCAGCCCTTTGGAGGGTAATTGCTTCTCCATAGATAGCTCCAATGTGACTATCTAAAACCTTATAACCTTTATCATTTATAGTACCACCAAAGGTATCCCATAAACACTCGATAAGACCCTTAGCTTCTGCTACACTACCAGCATCTACACTACCACAAACAATATCCACTGGATTACCGGAGTCAGGTCTAATAACTAATTTGCCATCTCTACCTAAGATGATATCTTTTAAGGCAGGTAAGGTATTAGTTACTACATTCCAGAAGTCCCATGTGTCGCTAACTATAGCCACTATACCACTAGGATACACTTCTGTCAATAGCCGCTTATAAGTATCTAACTCCTCTTCCTTACCACCTGAGCACATTACACTATGTTCGGTGGCATTAACTGATTGTCCAATTACTTCCTTATCTGAATCAGCTTCATAGTAATCTTCCAATAGATCAATAGCACTAACACAATCAGTACCTAAACAACCCATAGCTAACACAGCTGCCCCAGACTTAGCTGCTGGCTCCTTACCCGGCATACCTCTAAAGGAGAAGTCATGGGTCTGATATCCTACAAACCCTCTATCAACACCTGTCATATCAGCATACTTCTCACAGATCTTTCTGTAAGCCATATAGGTGGTAGCTGAAGTAATAGGTTGCCACAATTCAGAGGAAAGAACACTCTCTAACATGTTAGTAACCCAATAGAACTCTGGGATAGTGTTCTTAATAGTTAACATAGGGACGCCATAAGGTACGAATGTGCCCTCTGGTAATGATTTAATTCTTACAGGTAAGAACCCTAAATCATGCAGGGAGCCAATGTGATCTACATTTACATCGTACCCTAAGATATTGGAGACTCTTCTCTTATACTTCCGTAATACCTCCTCTTTAGGTTTAAGGAAGAAGTTATTATTCCAATCATCAATTAGATAGGATTTGAGGAAGTGTTGTAAGCCTACAAAATAGATACCTGTAGATCCAGGTACATTAGATAACTTACCTGATCGTGCTGTAAAGTTAGAGTAGACTTCAGTAGTACCAGTAGGATATTGATTGATGTGTCCGATTTTATATGCGTCTTTGTGGTTTATTGGGCTCATAGTGATGCTATTATTACTGTTACATTGTTAAGTTGACGAGCTCTATTGTATATAGAGTCTGTTGTGTATATCTTATCTATACCAGCTTCCCATAGAACTTCAGTACCTCTACTAAATATACCATGAGATACATACAGATCTATTGATTCTGCACCCTTCCTCTTTAATTCTTTAGCCAATAGGATAAATGTCATACCTCCATCACAAATATCGTCAACTATTAGGCACTTCTTTCCGGTTAGATCAGGGCAAACTAATGGGTCATATACTAAATTACCATTGGTAACATCTCTAGTTTTAGTACCAGTAACAATTCCCACTGGGTTATTATGATACCGTAAGTTCCATAAGGCTGCACAACTCTCTACTCTACTTACAGCACCTTTATCTGGGGCTACAAAGTAATCATAATAAGTAGGTATAGATACAACGCTTTGATCAGCAGGGTTAACATGTAAGTTTCTTATTAACTTAGCGGCTACAGGACTATGGGTATCTATAGTAAAGATTGTCTTATAGTTCTGTGAGTTTATGATATTAGCGAAGACCTCTAGGCTAAATGCATCACCCTCATTACACGCTCTATCCTGACGAGCATATGGTAGGTAAGGTAAGGAGAGGTTGATGTCGTTTGGGTAGTACCTTCTAAGGGCATCAGTTACTAGTAGTATTCTAATTATCTCAGAGGATGTCACACTTCTAGCTGTTATCAGTATAGGCCAGTTGCTAACAAGTACCCTCTTCTTTAGGTTAATGTGCTCTTCACCACCTGTGAAAGTAGTACCACCTACCTCTTCCTCTTCCCCATTTGGGTAATATATCTTAATCACATCTTATCCCCGCTTCCTTTAGAAGCTCATAGTAAACTAATTCATTAATGTCAACGTCAACATCGCATCTATCTAATATATCAGGTGTGTATGTTAACCAGTCGTGTATCTCTATCTTCTTATGGCCGACCCTATATCCCCATGCCTCCAAGCCATGAGGCCCAATCTTCTTGGACTTCTTAGTGACTGGGTTGGTTATGGAAGTAGGACAGCCCCTTGGCATTGGTCGATCTGGGTAGAGCACTTGACTCCAAAGGAGGGTATCAGTTATCTTATCTCTACCTAAAAGTTCAATTAAATCAATGTCATAGAACTTCTTAATCATTGGTATATCGAACGCTATGATATTGTGTCCTATGATATTGGTAACCCCTTCAAAATGGCGTAGTACCTCTCTCCTAGTAAGGTTACTACCATTTAGATTAAACTTCTGGCCATTTGTTATATCTTTTAAAGATATACACCAGACCTCAGTTGAGTCTTTTATGAGACCATTAGCCTCTAAGTCCCATACCACCTCACTTTTGTACATTAGTGACCATATTTATATTGTCCTATATTATTAAGATACAATAACAGCCGATCATCAGAGATCTTAGAGTCTGATGTCTCACTGTCCATATAGAATAACTCATCGGATAGGTATAGATTATTGTGGTCTAAGTTCTTAAAGATGGCTGCTTGTATACCGTTCTTGAATTGTATGTGTAAACTTGTGTCCCCTCCGCCACAAGAGTCTTGATACCAAGATTTATCTACAGTTTCTGATAGTAGATCCAATAGACGCTTATCATACTTCTCTTTCTCAATGAGTAAGAAGAGTTGCCGTACTATAATCCCATCATTTCTAATTGTCATTTGATTCCTTATTTTTATAAGAGTTTAATAGCAGATCTATTTTATCACGCAACTCTTTAACCCTACGGTACTCATATACATCAGCTACTAATGGCAGTTGGTAGTATATATGCTTCAATAGGGCCCTACACTCATCAAGGTCACTCATTTGATTCCTTCTCATAATCATAATACATCTCATCGGACATTCCACCTGAATAAGCTATACGTAAGACTATACCCTGTGCGCTTTCTGGTAGCAAATCTGCCATCCCTTTCATCTTAGTTACAAAGTCAGATTTGCTTGTGAAGTATAAATACTCTTCTCCTAATTCAACCGCTACACTTACTATAGTTGTTTCTTTCATTTGTTTACCTTCGGTGAGTCAAAGGATATAAGATCTTCATCTCTATCATAGTATATATTATATGCATCTGGGAAATTTGCAGTAATATATTCTTTACACCTTGTCAATAAATCAATCAAGGTAAATAGCTCAGTATCACCTCGGTACAAAACAATAGAGTAATGATTATGTGCCTTCTGAGGTAACACATGTTCTATTAGCTCTAAATCAGTTCCAATCTTCGTCAAACTCATCGCCATCTAATTCACCCCATCTTCCTGTATTATGATTATACTTCAATTTGAAAGTAGTACCAGTAGCAATACCAGTATTCCTGTCTTTGAGAACTCTAAGAGTAGTTGTATTCTTTTCATCATTGTCTTCGGCTTGCTGATTTCTCTCAAGGCCGATTAGAAAATTGCTCCAGAACACAATAGCGCCAGATCCCTTAAACTGGTCTGCCGTGACTCTGCCTCCCTCCTCATGGGGTGTGCCAGATGCTTTCCGTAAGTGAGATATGTAAAAGATAGTACAATCCAACTCCTGACAGAGGCTTGACATTTCTTCCATAAGTTTGTTAAGTGCTTTATACTCATTGTCTTCCTGTGCTACCAATGCCGTTAAATGATCTAGAAAGATGCTCTTAACACCAAGTACAACAACCATGTACCTGATCTTAGACTTAATAGACTCCCAGTCTTTACTACCAAAGTGATTATAAAGATATACTTTCCCCTTCAGATCATTAATACCATCTACCAGCTCTTCAACAGTCCAATCGCCCCCTTTATCCTGTGGGATATGGAATCGCTTATTGACCCTCTTACCTGCTAGTACCTTAAGAGTCTTGGCTGCTGGTTCCTCTAGGAATATGACACCTGCCACTTCATTATGGAAGTAGATGGTGTGATTAATCATCTCCTTGAACCATTCGGTCTTACCACAACCAGAGCCAGCACCTATACCCCACAGTTCCCCTGTTCTATAGCCATAGGTAACTTCAGTCAGTGATTCCCAAGGGAATGACTTACCCATTACAGGGGGGGTGATTGCCTCGTCATACAAATCATCTACTGATACAATGCCATCTGGCCTTGACTCCTTAGCTGCAAATATGGCCGATAGAAATTCCTTGTACTTTCCTGACAGTAGTAGATCATTGGGATCCTTCTCTGAGAAAACAATGTTCTTAACTTTGTTAGGAGGGAACATATCAGCTACTTTATGAGCAGCTTTTTGTCCGGGTTCATCTTGATCAAATGCTATAAAGATGCTCTCGAAACCATTAATCCATTCATAGTTATTCTTAAAGTCTTTTACAGCTGCTGATGCCCCATTAACTATAGATACTACTCTATAGGATTTACCAGATTTTATTAGCATTTCAGTAGCTGCGAGAGCATCACATGCTCCCTCAGTTACTATAATCATCTTGCCACCATCACCAGCTATACTCTGACCAAAGAATTCAGTTGATTTAGTGGCATCTTTCCAAGAGAACTTCTTGTCCTCTACTGTTCTTATACAAACGCTCTTCCCTTCTTTGGAGGTATGAGGGTATAAGTGAACTATATCTATACCTTTATTATCAAGTATACTCTCAACTCCAAACTTCTCACATACCTCTCTACTTATACCCCTAGTGATCAATGGGTTTATTGAACCACCGCCCTTAGGGTATACACTTTCAACTTTAATCTCTTTGAACTCACTTACCTCTTCTCTGTTACCATATGGATCATGGTGTACATGTTCACACTTAAAGCATTTGCCAAAGTGGGAGCCATCTGGTCGTTGATAGACCCCTACTGCATCTGAACTACCGCATTCACTACACCCTATGTTTTCTACATAGCTATTGGATTCTTTCATTTAGCTCCTTTTCCTCTATTTTTATATAATTCTTAGCGAACTCTATACATTGAAAATAATTTGCATTATAATTTAGTGATGAGATGTTTGAGTATAAATTACCCATACCTAATGATCCATGAGCGTAGGATAAACTCCAGCTTCCAATCCCATCTCCTGACGGGTAGCGTACCGAGAGTTGGTTGTTGTCGCAGTTATCAGGTACTCCACCTAGTATCGCTTCATCATTAATACCTGTTACCCTATTCTTTCCGAAAACTTTCACACAGTTCTTCAATAAGATATCCAGTTTGAACGCATTACCACCTAAGATTTTTGCTATAGACACATCAGTGGTATCAACACCACTTTTAGTATTAAGGCCCCATAAGAGCCCAGTATTATCGACCTTGTAAGCCATTAACCGTAGTAGGGCAGTATATATGCTAGCCATTGTAGCATTCATGCACCATCTCTTAGAGCCTTCAACAACGATTATATTACAGTCTAAGGTCGAATTATAGCCACCATCCTTAAAGGTAGTTCTTTTAAATCCAGCTTTCTTCTCAATAGCATGGAGTACTGGAATATTCTCAATGAAATTATCCATCTCCTTTCCACCGCCTATATGTGCTTTTCGGTTGGTAATATGGATAGACATCAACATTTTATCTAGGTTAACAGCATTATCTAAGTTAACCCTAAGCCCCCCTAGAAACAGCGGAATCTTAGCATGAGCTGAGGTTATCGGATCAACTGCCAACTCTCTGCACTTTACTGCCCTAAACCGCTCTTTATAACCGCCCTCCACCTCCTCTAGGTATGAGTACTCTACTGAAGTTGTTTGACCGTATTGAGAATACGCGTTGTTGCTACCTAAATTTACTACTACATTCGCTTGTTTTAGCATTAATGTGATCCGTGGTTAGTTACTGTTTGATAATAAGCTACGTCAAATGCTTTATCTTCATCCTTAGCGCAATCCTCACATAAAGGATCCCCGCTGAAATCGAAGATTACGTCATCATAATCTTCTGGTAAAATAATACCGCTACAAACTTTACACCCATTTTTAACTAACCTTCCAAATTCCCATGCATCTACAGGTTTACCGAAAGCGTTTTTTAGCCTTTTTACCCCTGACTTTTTTCCGGTCTCAACGACCACTAGCCCAGTTGATTCTAAGTTATCTTGATTCTTGTCCAAAGGCCCATATATCTCCTTTAGAGAACAAGTGCCTATCTTGACCCGTACCTTCTTACCTATATACTGCTTAGCTTCCTCTCGATCTATACCGCTAATGTTCACGTCATATACTACACCCTTGTGTAGATAAGTTGCTACCAGCTTACCATAAGGATGGTTTGCTTGTGGGTTATAAGGGAACCATGCTGTAGGCGTTACAATAATAGGATCGGAAGGGCCTTCGGTTGTTCTGTGTACAGTAGCAGCTGTACCTCTATTGTAGAAGTTGGTATAGCTCACTGCTTCTTTAGGAGTGAATTTAGTGACCTTAGCTTTCTTAGAGGCATCTAAGTTAATAGATATCCAACTTCCTACTTCAGTGGCGTATATCTTATCTAGTTTAATTCCATTTCTACTAGCTAACCAAGATACCATGCCGCCTTCGCTTGCGAATAATAAGCCCTTGCCATCCGCGATATCACCAAAATACATTGGCCTCTCTTCATTTCTAGCAAAGTTTATTGTATCATCCTCTTCATTATACCAAACGAGAGAATAAGCACCTTCTATCTTCTCTAAAGATGCTTTTACATTGTCGGATTCTGATAGTAGGTGGGCTATAGCTTCTGAATCAACATCAAAAACTCTTGAAGATAGAGTGCGATGCGATTTAAGTGTTCCGTTATGGAATAGATGAATGTGGTCATGCGAGAATGGATGACTGTTTTCATTTGAGCGTGCTCCTTGTGTTGCAAACCGATTGTGACCAATGAAAATATCATTAGAAAATGAATTCAACATTGACTTTGTTTTACTTAACTCCAGAAAATCTGGGCCTGATAGAGCTCTCTTGTGCACCTCGACAACCCCTTGGGTAGTCACTGATAGCAGACCAGTACCATGAGCACCCCGGAGGGTATCACAATATAGAGCTTGTTCTACAAACTTACTGACCAGATCGAAATCAGCACGTTTGTTTGACCGGGTTATTGCACCGACTAATCCACACATTTTATACTCTCCCTTTAGCTTTTAAGAATTGTTCAAACATATCCGATTTATTATCTCTTCTAACCACTGAATTGATATCTCTTAACTTATCAGCTAACAGTATCTCTCTGACACCAACAACCCCACTATACACTAAGTCCGAAGAGTTAGGTAAATCTATTAAGTCCGGCCGATCAGGGAAAATGTGTGATAGTAGTGACCTGTAACCAAGTGTATCATAGATATTCAATAAGTCAAGTATATCTGATGAGAGGGCAGTATCTTTCAAAGCCCTTATCAAATCAATCCACTTAATAATATCGGCGGTATTGGTTGTGCCCTGATGGTGCCTGAACTCAATTGAACCGTATGAAGTTAGAGGTAATAGGTTTAAGGCGGAGTACTTATCACAACTTCTAGTGATATAGTTATAGATGGATCTTTGTTCTTCACTACTAACCCTTAGTAGCTCCATCAGGATGCCAGAAAATACCGAATCATTCAATGGCCTACAGTAGGTATTCTTTTGACGGAATATATCAACACAGTTAAAGAGTATTCTCTCAATTAGTAGATAACAGAATATAAAGTTAACTACCTCATTTTTTGTTAACTCTCTGCAATCTAAGTGAACATGCACACTGCATCTATCGCTCAGTATAATTGGTTTTTCCTGTTGGGCTGCTAGATCAAATAGTGACTGTATCTGCTCTAAAGCCTTGATAGAAGCTGCGTATGACTTAGGCCCCTTAAAGATAAACTCAACCCCATTCCTCAATGATCCATCTTTAACCGCAGACCAATGAGAGAGTGATTGGGTTTCAGGTACATCTAACTCAAAGAACCGCCCATTGTGGATGTTTTTGGAATCATTGAAGTCATACCTAATACCTTCGGCCTCTATTTCTACGCCATAATTGTCTACTCTTGACATAAACCCTCCAATTTCTTTATTTGTTTGAATGTGTATTTAATACCTAATTTGTCCAAGTCTTTATTAAAGAGGTCGGTATAGGTTATAAACGATTTCTTCTTTACGTTGTAGTACCCAATTATCTTACAGTTCTTCTCAAGAATAATCCTACCCAATCGAGCTGATATACTAATACAGATAGAGGAGGAGAGGGCTATTGATAGCTTCTCATACGCTAACAGACTCTCTATGGCCTCATTGTACTCAGGGAACACTGGATATAGGAGGTTATGCATAATACTCCGTCTATCATAAGACAATCGAGCCCTGCTCATCTCAAGCACACATGTATCTGTATACTTGAATGTGCTTGGATGAATTCCTTTCTTGTACCTGTCACTACCTCTCTTATGGAGGCGCTGTACAAATGTAGCTGTCATACCATTGTTAATGTATCCTACCTTAGGGAAGGTATGATCCAATAGGCTAAGGTCGGAGACAGTGATTATAGGCTCATCACTATCCAGTCTAGCCACTTCTGCATGTTTGCTTCTAGTGAACCCAAGGATCTTCACGGTGTAACCGTTGTACCGAGCAAAACAATCTGAATACTTCTTAATTAGATCATCTTGTGTTTCGGTATACTCTCTGGTATAAGGCTCAGGTGCTTCAGCTAGAGAGATTAATTCTTCTATGAATACTTTGTATTCTAAGATATCTGAATCAGAGCCAACATGATCCCAACGTAGACCTCTAGCTTCTCTTGGGCCACGCATGCCTCCAGCACCAGTCTTATAGTACACCTTGATGTTAGCAGGTACTGGTCTTGCCCCGCCGCCCCAAGGGATCCATCCTCCTGTGGGCCTCCTTACTACACTGTAGGAGTTAATATCCCCATCACCGCCTGTATGACTCCATCTTAAAATTTCGCTGGTAGTAGGCCCGTTAATCCTGTCACTACCATTTATTTTATAGACAATCATAATTCCCACAGGTACTGGGCAAGTACCACCACTCCAAGGGATCCAAGGATTTATGGGGCCCACGTCTTCTGGTTGGGGCGATAGTCTGACAGGATTGGGTGGTCGGATTAATGAATCAGGCCCGCCACTTGTAGCTTGTACAGATACATTTCTAAGAGCATCGCCCCAATCAAATGTCCTTGGCGTCGATCTTACTGAGTATATAGATGAATCAAGTACATCACTTACTTCTACTTCATCCAATACACCGAGTGATGATTCTACCATACGCTGCTGTTCAGTTGATTCTACACTAGATTGATAGTGTCGATCCAAGAATCCAATTGAATCCATATATTCAAGCTGAATTCTAGGCGATGCACCTCTGAATTGGCGTCTTAAACAAGTTATCATATCAATTGGAACTACACCCATTATCACTAATTCCACAGGCGAGTATCTAGTGATAGCATATAGAATCCCATCAGCACTCATACTTTGCATGATACTGCGCTTTAAAGACATCACCCCATCAGGTCGGGCAATATTGTCCAACTTAATGAATAATCTTCTTACAATATCAACATTAGAGTAGTTTATACTACCTAAGTAAGCCCTATAGTGACTGGAAGCTGTGTTAATTATATCACAAACCAAATGTGACATAGCAACTGCCTGCGGCCTAGTTACTGATGAAATAGCGGAGATAACTTCATCGTTAAAGTTAAAGTACCTACGAAGATCTAGTTCCCTCTGGTTCGAGAAGAGTCGTAGATCCTGTGGGGAAAAGTCCGAGACTTCAAGTTCTCGTATCTGATCAAATCGCATAGTTGATACCTGCCTCTTTACATAAGATAATGGCTTTGTTTTTACTCCCTGAACCTATGGCCTTTAAGATATCTGCCTTGAAGTACTCAGCTTTATCAGAGAGGGAGTCTAAGTTGTTATAGACCTCCTCAACCCCTTGGTACACAAAGGACATCAGTTCATTGCTACGAAGCCAGAAGTTGGAGAGAGTACGGTACTCGACACCATCATAAGGATCAGAATTGTTGGTATCTTTAGGACGAAAGGCACCAGCTTTACCGTATAACTTACGTCGTTCTTTGTCTCCATCGAAAATAACCGATGGAACCCCTAATACCAAGTCAAGAGCTTTAACGAATTTTACACGATTTTCAGGAGAGTTAACGGCCTGATCGAAGGAGATGTGTAAGTGGCCACCAGCAGCTCTGGTATTAGTTGTGATGTAATCTGGTGGGATGTTCTCAGAGAGAGTCCATGCATTGTAGTCTGGCTCACACCCAGCTCTAATGGCCAACGGATCTGATAGTAGTCCTTGATCTGCTACAGCACTTGCAGAGAAGTCTAACTTTAAGTTTAATGGAGATAATACCTCCTCCAAATCCCTTATGATTAACCGATGATTGTTGATGAAATCATGAAGGGATGCAGCAGGGATGCTATTGAATTCAGCTAGAATATTATCGTGCTGAATAGAGCCGTGTTTAGTTTTAAATGGGTCACTCTTACTACCGGGTACTACTCCAATGGCACTCACCAATCTATTCTCTCTATCTCTCAGAAATCCCTCAGGATCTGAACCAACCATAAAAAACTTATTGCTCATAATATATACCCCTAGTATTTTAAATACTTTAAATTAAATTCAGAACCCGCGAGTTCTGTATACTTCTGTTGATGTTAATAAGATTATCAGTAGCACCAATAACCAATAGTCCCATGATAGTACCGATATACCGTGCTTTTGTAGCCAAATACCCGGTAAAAGCCATAGTAAATAAGATATTACCTTCATTCTTCGTCCTTTTTTGGGTTGATAAGGTAGGCGTTTCCGTAAGTATTATAAAGGTAAATTACACCCTCAAACACTCCTAAATAGACTGCAACGAATAGCAGCAAAGGCCAAATGAGGGCGCATGCAATAAACAAAAACACCTCCTTAACCTTTAAGCCGCCGCCTATGTACAACTGGAGGAGTGTGGCTAATGCAGCCCCTATTAGTAGATAGATTATAATAGGATTCATTTCTTCCACCCCTTGATCGCCACTGTGTGCCTGTTGTCATTAATTAGTTTAATTAAATAATCTAATAAAAATACTGGCCATGTAATGATAGCTAGAACATAAGTCGCTATATCACCAACCATTAAACCCCTCCCTTTCATTAAGTACACCACCAAATCTACAACAACAACTATTAACCCTATTAAAAGGTAAGCTTCTATAATGTTCATCGCTGTTCCCTCAGCACCCAAAAGCCATTGGGTAACTTCACTGGCCAGTATAAGGCTTTAGACCTCATGAACTTACGTCCAGCTTTAGTATAGGTTTCGTACTTATAGTCATTTGAGTAAATAGGGGAAGGACGGGACATGTAGGGTAGGGAGTCACATCTTAACAAATCACCTTCCCTCACACCTTCGAACTTAATATTGGATCCTTGTACACCACCAATCTTGACAATAGCGAATGGGTGTGGTTTAGGGTGCTCGGATCCTGGGCCCTTCGTAGTCTGTACAAGCACTAGCCCGCTGCTATCAATCCAAGTACGATCTACTTTAGCTTTATACATCTTATACTCCTAATTTAATGAGGGCATCACACATTCTCTTCAAGTGCTTCACACCTATTGGGTTACTTGGGTTCTCAAGACTACTCTTAATTGTGTTAATGGTTTTTAGACAGGCTACTACATTACCTGAGACATAACCTTTACTGTTATCAATTCTATCTAGAGACAGGCCAAGTTGTTTATCACCTTGTAAGAAAGGGATAGAGGTGTAGTAGCACTTCTTCCTTTTTACTAACCTCTTATACTCATTGAAAGATAAAAGGAACTCATGGCCATTGTCTCTGGCCTGATCTGCTTTAGCTGCATACCTCCTAGCTATAGTTATGTCGTCCAAAGGTATCCTCCTAATTATAAAGGTGGGCTCTAAAGGCATCTACATAAGCCTGAAGAGTACTACCCTCTAGCCCAGGGGCTGTATTGACCTCAAGGATATAGGGGTTGTCATCTATCCTTCCAATGATTATATCTACTGCACCGAAGTTTAAATTTAATTCTCCAATAGCTCTGATGGATATATCTCCCATCTCTTCAATAAAACCGCCTAAACCCTCATCAATATTAGTAGAGAAAATATAACCATTATCCAAGTTACGGATATACTTATTACGCTCTACAATACCCCTTTCAGCTAATGATTCAGAGGAGAGCCTACGCTTTTGTTGTATTTTGACTACGTTATTGAAGACAACATGCACCCTGAACTCATAACGCTTCTCTACATATTTGACATAGAGAGGAGCATCAATTATAGCCTCCTCCTCCTTAGCTACCACAATACCCCTACCTGCAGATGCTGATAGTAGTGTTCGACACATGACCTTAAAGCCCCCTCTAATCCATTCTAAGGCCACTTCTTTGGCTGTGGTATAGCTTGGTATATCTATTGAGGCATCGTTCAATACATCGAATGTGCTTAGCTTATTAGCAGCTACCTTTACGTAATTGGGGTGATTGATAGCTTGAGATGTAGAGTATAGCCAAGGTACATGCCCAATGCCCCAATTGATTATAAGGCCGGCCTTTCTACGAGAAGGCACAATGTTTGGGGTATAGATTTGTAGATCTAGAGCTTGAGCTACATCAGTACCTGATGATGTGCTATTCCTGTATTTCTGTAGAAAAATCACGAGTATGTCTCCCCCAAGTTATATTGCCATCAACATCCCGTAGATTCCACGGGGCCAGGTCTTTATGCCGATTAAGATGATATACCCACACCTTCTCTGTGTTGCCATTGACAACAACATCTACCTCCTTCCTCTCATAGAAGGTTGGATGACCTTCCAATGAATCCAATCGAGATAGAGTGTGGTTGTTTACCTTATATACCTCAATGACAACCTTATCCTCTCCTGGGATTAGACCAGGGAATGCGCCTAAATCAACTAGACCGTAGTTAGGTGGAGTTAGGGATGTAGTTACTAATTCGGATGTAGACAATAAACGATGATTGCCTTCACCCCTCTTTAAGGTGCCATATACACCGACTAGCGTATCACTCTTCTTCTCTTCTTCTTTCCAAGGTGTTACTTGCATTTTATACTCCTATTATCTTCTACGTGATGATGAGAAAGACCGTGGCGATGAGGTAGCTTGACGGAACTGTGGGATTGGTTTGATATTAGACCGGACAACTGGAGCTGGAGGTCGTATAGTAGCTGGAGCCTTATTGATAATGGTCTTGTTAACGATTGTACTATTAGATCTACCACCGTCACCAGCTAAGGCATGACCAAGTAACCCGCCTAGCATCATATCTTGCATTGTAGAATCATGCTGTGGAACTTGTACTACCACCGGCTGTTGAGGAGCTTGCTGGTAATTGGGGGGTGTTTGGGCCGCTTCTTGTTGAGCTTGTTGGATTTGTTGAGGTTGTTGAGTTAGCACCTGTTGCTGCTGGAGGATTACTTGCTGTTGTTCATTTAACCGCCCTTGCAAGCATTCAACGCTCAGCTCATCATCGGAGCAAATATCATTGACGCTTGGTTGGTCATCAGAGCAGGCAGAGAGTAGGAGTGTTGCTGATAGTAGTGCAATGGCGTTAGTTTTAGTTTTCATGATAGCTTTTATTTAAAGAAGAAAGAGTTACAATATACAAACATGAATGGGAGTATTAGCAATAAGTCTAATGCTCCTAACCACAATGATGTTTTAATACACCAAGGTAGAAGCAAGAACTGATTGACACCTAGTAGTACTATAAAAATAATAAGAAGAGAGTATATCTTTAGGTAATGCATAATAGTTACAGGGCGAGAGTATTTGATTCAAGAGCTGCTTCTACCTTGTTGGTGTTGACAGCCATTAATTGTGATGGATTGAATCCACGCACCTTCCTGAACCCTTTGGTTGGATGGTATGCCCAGCCTTTGCAGCCGGAGTAGCCATTGATCTTGTGGTATTTGCCTTCAGAGTCTTGCATGAGAGAATTAGCTTTCATTTGGGATGGGCCACGGGGTTTGATGGTGCGGCTTGGTCTGATAGTAGTTGATGCCATTGTTATTCCTTAGTTAGTTAATGTTTTCTCTACCTTAATAGAGCCTGTTACCACTCTCTCTTCAGGGAACCAATGTCCCTCACTCACCTCCACTATACAACCAGAACTAGGGGAATATTTGGCACGAGTACCTGACTCTTCCCATCTACCGCTACAGCCATGGCTCTTACCCAAATATATAAGGGTAATAAAAATAACTATGATTCCAATTATGAACATTAGTGCTTGTCTATCAGTCATTTGATTTCCTTAGATGTCACCGTAGTCAGGGATTGATCTGAGCATACCTCTATGTACGCCATCCCAGTAGTCTAACCCTTCTTTAGTGAGCAACCATTCGAATGCACTTAGTATAGAGGTAGCAGTAGAGGATGCAGACGGTACTCTACAGGCACGATAATGAGCCTTCTTATCATAAATCCATAGTTGCCTCAGCAACTTTTTGTTCAGGTTAGTCTTTAACTTAGCCATGCTCTTCTCCTTATTCTACTTAAAATGTTTTTAGATAATCTTAGGGAATCATAGGACTCATTAAGAACTTCGTTGATAGCTTGTAGAGACCCATAGAATCCGTCGGTAGTGGAGGATCCCCTAATCTTCCTCAGCTTCTTTATTCTATGGGAACTCTTCCTTATAATTACTTTTTCTTCTTTGATTATATCCCTCATCTTAACCTCTTGACAAAATAAGAAAGGTGTGATATACTAAGTGCACTCCCAGGGGAACCGAGGGAAGTTAATAGTATATATAGTATTATAGACTAATAGTACTAATAGAACTATGGCTATAAGACTATTAGTCCTAATGCTTAGTTTATTAGTTTATTATTAAATAAGTAATAGACTTAATACTCCCATGTTCCAAGTTTAATATTGTAAGTAACCTTCACCTTACTACCAAACTTATTGGTAGCTCTACCAGTCATAGAACCATCACTGTGTGAATAGACTGAGGTAATAGATGAATAGCAAGTGTCCTCTTTGTTGGTAGTACATACCAGTTGTGAGGACTTAGAGACCAGCTTACAGCTTGTTTTTACTTCATTGATAGAACGAGTCCGCATTAGATTTAATGGGGCGTGGGTGGAGCGTGTGGCTACGGCTGTTGTTCTCATTGCAATCTCCTAAGGGTGGGTATGGTGATGCTGATAGTAGTGGGTGGGTGTAGTAGTGCCCACTAATAAGAGTACTAATGGGCTGGTGTACTTAGATACCTGCTTCTAAGTAGAAACACAATTCCTTTTTAACCTTCTCGATAAAAAGAAGCTTGTCACGGATGACAGTGGCCTTGTGGTAGTCAGTGGTATCTGCATCAAACAGATAACTCTTTAAATCATTGATTTCCGATTCCAACATGTTGTTGGTTATGTCAATCATGGCAGTTAACTTCTCAATCCCTGAGATCAGGCCAGAGGCATATTGCCCTTGGGTTTTGTCTATTTCTTTTTGAATGTTGTCTGCTAAACGTGACATATTAAAACTCCGATTGTTGTAGGTAATTGGGGTGTAGTCCAGGTTTCTAGAAACAGCGTGATTGGACTATCATCAGTGAATAAGACTCGATTAACCGAATCCTATTTAATAATGATAGTCCTAGCGTAGTCTATAGAACTGTGGGAACTATAGTAATCCGCTAGGACTATGGGGTTGTTGGATTAAAGGACTGCTAACAGTGCTAACAGTTTTGTTGCGTCAGCTTGATGGTCGTTGAACTCGCCAATCAGTTTTTCAAGATGCTTCTTGAGTGCATCTGTCTTTTTTGTGGCAGACCACTCCACATCAGATTCCTTTTTCTCTTTTTCGTACTCATAATAAGGTTTAGCGCCTTGTAATTTAACCAAGTCCCACTTGGCCTTTTTGGTTCTAATGAACACATCTTTTTCCTTATTATATTTCAAGGGAGTGAAGTCTACAATCCAGTTCTTGAGTGCTTGCTTATTCACACCTCTACCCAAACCTTTCCAGAGCTTGTTAATCAAATGGTAATCCACATTAGCTGTGGCTACATCTGTAAAGAATGAGCGCAAGGCTCCATCGACACCTGATTGAAAGGTGCCAGACGCCTTGATAATGCTATCGAAACCTTGATTCCACTTAGCGTTTAAGAATTTTTCATTTTTAGTACTGCTTGATTCTGCAATGACAGATAAGGCTTGAGTGTTCATTTGTATATCCTCAGTAGGTTTATGGTAATTATTAACCCTAGATTAAGGCTAATAAGGCATAAAGCTACCCCACAGAGTCGCTAGGTCTATGGGATAATGCCCGCTTGCTTGTACCAGTTAAGGAACGAGGCATGTCATTTACCTCTAGGCAAGTCTCGGTTGTGGGCAAAGGAATCTCACCTGCCTTGTGGCTTATCACGATTACACAACCTTTTTTATGTGAGTAAAATATTCACTAAAGTATACTGCTAGAGCCAACTATCGAACTGATAGCATTAACACTTGTTTGCGAAAGCAAACGTGGCTAGAGTGTGGCTAGTAGATAGTGATAGCATTATCACCACTAGGACACCCAGCAAGTTAAGACTAGAGTATCGATAATACAATGGTCTGCTCGACTAGAGCTTAAATTTTACCTATCTGTTAAAGAGCGTTGATTGAATTATAGGCACAATCAAGCCGTCAGTCAAGAGCCAATAGCTTGTCAGCTATGGTTGTTCCCTCAACTGGTAATCATTCTACTCGAACTGATGGGGCTTGTCAATCCCACTCTATCCTTGTTACTGCATGGCACCCTTGCCGACTGTTTTCA